TCGACTTCTCCGAGGGCAACGGCTCGAGGTCGCAGGACCATCGAAACATCTCTCACATCGCGGTCAGGCCACGACACTCGTTTGACCCGGAAGGGGATCGGGAGAGCCGCTACGACGTGATGGAACGCATCTGCAAGCGAGTCGGGATGTTCCGCTGGATGCCTGAGAATTGGAGCGTCGAAGCGTGGACGGCGCCCACGCTCGAGCAGATCTACGTGCTTCGCTCGCTCTTTCGGCAGAAGGAGCCCATCTTGAACCTCCACCGGCGGGGCAGGCGGGACTTCTACCGGGAGTATGAGTGGTACGAGCGGGGCCAAGCGCTCGTTGACCTGATGGACTTCTACGAGGTTGGGAAATGATTCGCTTCCCCAAACCAGGCCAGCGAGTGCAGCTGTGGTACCGAAAGTCCGCGACCAGGACCATGCCGCATCACGCTTCTTTCGGGACGGTCGTTGCCTTCGGCATCGGCCGTGGGCCCCGAAACGTTGCCGTGCAGCTCGAGGCAGGCGGCGTGGTTGTGGTCCCGCGGGGCAACCTGAGGGTGTACGGCGAATCCGACGACATGCGGTTTTGAGGAAAGCATGCGAAAAGCAAGACGCAACCCCCTTCACGCCCGACCGAAGACCGCCATGTTTTCTCGCGGAACTTGCCAGGAACCAGACGCTGAGTTCTTTCGCGTAACGGGCAGGCACATTCGGGGAAGCGACTGGGAAGGTGTTCACCTCACGGCCAACTTCGCCTTAGCGCAATCGTACGCGAGCGCGGGAGCGATCAAGCATGGCACTTCGGGGGTTGTGATCGGGGTGGACATCCGAGGTATCACGCTTCTGCCCGACATCGATGGGATTGCCTACTTCGGGTCGCACATGCTCGAGATGCGTCGCGGGGGCGAGAATCGGTCGGACGGCCCGGAACGTGAAGGATTCGGAGATCGTCAGCGCAACCGTGGTTCGACCGTGGGCAGACGAGATGATCGTGGACCCGGAGTTCGACGGCCACAAGGAGTCGGAGGCCCGCATGGAGGGGCAAACGCCCGTCTACGCCGAGGACGGTTGGAACTACGACTGGCCGTGCGAGGTCCTCGTACACGGACAATTCCGTGAGGTGGAGCCCGAATTCGTTTGGTGGCACGGCACCAGCGAGACGCTGGCAAGAAGGTCGTTAGCAAGGCTTTGGCGCCTGCTCAATCCCGTCCCGCTTCTCACCGATTCCGAGCCCTTGGGGGACGAGCCGGCGAACTTCGATGCAGAAGCTGCGCTAGGCCGCCAGGTGCAGCGGGGAGGAATGCGAAGGGGTCGGTACGACGCGTCTTCTCGTTGAACCCGATCCCGTTTGTCTTCCCATCTGAAAGCATGTGCGGTACACATGCCATGCATGCAGCGAGAAACTTTGCGGCGCGCCTGTCCGTGTCGTAAACCTGCCCACACGCAGATTCCCCCGGACAACAGGAGAAAGTCATGCTGAAGGAAGCCTTTGTGACGTGGATTTTGACGACGATGGTCGCCATGTCTCCCCCCCACCGCCAACACTGGGAGGCGGCGGCGCAGGAGTCCCACGCCCAAGCTGATCAGAGGTACCTCGAGATCGCGACGACGATCGTGGATGGGGTCTTCGACCCCGCGGTCGAACCCGTCTTTACTGGGTCACGGGGGCGTCAGAACACGGCCATGCTGGTCACGGTGTGGTGGCATGCGGAGTCAGGGTTCCGGCGAGACGTTGACCTCGGCACGGGGCGGGCAAGGACCGCCAAGGCGGGGTGGAACGACTTCGGCCGCAGCTGGTGCATGGGACAGATCAATCTCGGCCGAAAACGCATCCCGGACCCCAGCAAACCGGGAACGTGGATCGAAGATAGCCCGACGACAACGCCCGAGGGGTGGTCCGGCAAAGAGCTATGCGAGGACCGAACCAAGTGCCTTCTCACGACGCTTCGGGTCATGCGCCAGAGCGTTGGCGCTTGCCGCAGCTTGCCCGCTTCCGAGCGCCTGGCGGCCTACGCCGCGGGGACGTGCTCGAGCGAGGCAGGAAGGGCCATATCAAGGCAGAGGATGGCGCTGTACACCCGCCTGCTTGCCAAGGACAGGCCCCCTCACACGGACGCCGAGGTGATGGAGTCCGGCCAGCCGGTCGTGGTTGCAGCGAAGGAGGATCCATGAAGGAGATGACCATAACGTGCGACGTCTGCAAGAAGTCTGAACCCCTATCGAAAGCCACCGAAAGAGATTGGGTGAGCATTACGACGCAGAAGGTGCGAACGGAAGCGAGTGATCGCGAGTACGTGCCTGGCCCGAGACCGTTCGATCTGTGCGGGGCGTGTGCTCACGCCCTCAAGGAATTGCTCAAGCTCAAGTCTTGGTAGAGAGATCGCAAGAAGGAGGTCGAAAAATGATCGAGTGGAAGCGAACCGATCCCCGCCCTGTCACCCAGACGAAGGGAATCGTGGTTCTTTTCAGCGGGCATGATAGCCCTTGTCCGACGGACCCTTTCGCCCTTTCTGCTGCGCTCACTGTGAACCCGGACGGCTCCATCCTGGCTCGCTTCGGAGGGTACGAAGTCATTTCCCCGGAAAGGGAATGGAACCCAGATTGGGCGTGGATTGATATGCCGGAACCCTACCAGGGAACGAGCACGCTGAATGGTGTGGGGCAGAACGCCTCGGCCACGTCCGAGGCAAACCCATCGTCCAAGATCACCCCGTGACCTGGGTCCGAAATGATCCACCCATCCGGTGAGCACGCCTCTTCGGGAACACAACCCGGGGCGTATCGCCCGATGTTTCCGAAGTGAACGTCGGCAAGGAGCACGTTTCCGTCCGCGTACTCGTGCAGAACCTTCCACACGTCGGCTTCCGGTCCTCTCAATCCCCTGTTCTCGCTCGCAATCGTCTTGGCAAGCACGAGCTTGGCGGCGGTCGCCAAGGTAAGCTCTGGCTCGGGGTCCCCCCGCATGTGAAGCGATCGGAGATGGCTTTCCTCGCTGTCGGACGATGCGTCCATCTCGTCCGAGTAGGCAATCGCCTGGAGATCTCGATGCTGCTCGTCGTACGGGTCCATGTCTTGCTCGAGCATCCACTCGTACTCGAGCAGGCGCTTCTTGAAATCGCTGCGCTTCCGCGGGGAGGACAGGCTTTCGATGACCATGCCGACCGCTTCGGTGTGGCTCTTGAAAGTCCAGAGAGCGTCCGCCTGCCAGCTGTCCGTGGACGTGATGAAACCAAGGTCGCGAACGGCTGACCGAACCACAACGAAAAGCGGCCGGCGGCACCCTGGCAATCGCTTCACGTACTGGACGAACCCGTAGAACACCACGCCCACGCCAGGATCAAGAGAGATTGCCCCGCCTCGCTGAACGAGAGCGAAGGCTGCCTCCCACGGGTCCGTGGTCGCCTTGAAGACCCAGCACGGGTCGGCCGTCTCGTAGACCATGCCGTAGTGGCCCGCTCCAAGGAGGCTGCCCACCTGACCGATCTTCTCGGGGAGGTGACGGAAGATCTTCGCCCGATTGGACACGATGGCGTCCCGGATTTCGAGGCCCACCTCGCGGTCGATCAAGTTCGGGTTGCGCCGGTACTTCATCGAAAATTCAGCTTCCGAAAGCGCATCTCTTCGTCCTGCGAGGCGACCATCGAGGCATTGAGAACCCTCTCGCCCTCGAGCCACTTTTCGGGTCGAACCTGCGACCCCTCACGAATGTGCGCCCCAGACAGGATCCAACCTACGCGCTTCAGCACCGCGTAGGCTTCCTCTCGGGGCTCGCTGTCGAGAGCGTCAAGGCACCAGTTTGTACCGTCAACGCTGTCACGCACCGAGTCGTGCCACCACTTCTGGGCTCTTTTGACACCCATCCCCTGGTACATCAGGTCGATCGCGGCCTCGAGCCAGCCGGTCAGAGCGTTGGCACACCGCTGGCTTCCCACCATCCATTCGCGGGCTCGAGTGGGGTACGAGAAGCGCCAGCCGTTGATCTTTCGGATCCTCATGCGATGATTTTGCACGAGGTAGCGTGAGGAGGGAAGAGCGCGCAGCTGTGCCATTCTGTACTCCTTGCTTGCCTTGTACGCCTTCCACTCCTTGCGCGTCACCGTTCACGAAGTTTCAAAACATGCATTCTGTGATTGCGAAGGCACCTCTCGAACGCGACCGATGTCATTCTTCCGGTGCCGTCTCCCGGATTCGTACCACCTTCTGCCCACTCGATGTTGACGTACTTCGACATCCCTGCCCCCTCGCCCAAGATGCCGCCAGGCCCGCTCTCGGTCAAGCGAAGGCCTTCCTGCCCATTGCGAGCCTTGAGAAGACATTCAGGGCAAATGCACTGTGTAAATTTCCTCCTCTTCCATCGACTTGCTTCGACGTTCCACGTTGGTAGGCACGTCTTGCGACGCCAGACGTACCACCCCCGGGCTTTCAGGTCGCGCAGGATCTTCTTGCGACGCCGGCCAAAAGCAACCTGCTGCAATGAAATCACGCGGCAGTGCGCGCTCTTTTTTGCATCAAATTGCACCGCAAGGGTGAGCGAGCTACCAACGATTTTGCAAACGGTGCAGCAGTAGATTTCCGCAACCTTTGATACCCATGCCATTGGATCACTCCTTGTGCAACCCTATCGTTTTGAGATCCTGGCTGACGCATGGGATCCCGGACTCGGAGCAGTCGCCTGTCCGATTGACAATATCTTCGGCTTCGTTGTCGGTCAATTCAAAACCCATTACGCCTCCTCATTGTGAAACCCTACGATCCCGCAGATCTTGGCGATAAGCTCGTAGCCGTTCTCGATGACGTGATCGTTCTGGTACACCGACTCCGCGCACGAGATTTGGTTGTCCCTGACGAACTTCTCGCACAACCCCCAGAGGGCTCGAGAGGCTTCCTGGCGTTGCTTGCATTCGAGGATCGTCCGAGTCGCGGCGTCGATGAGGTACGTGCCGCCCATCGAGGCAAGCAGATGCCCATTTTCTACCTCGTCGGCGAGACGGTCGATAGACCGATTCAGGCTTGTCGTTTCGCACATTGGATCACCTATTGAATCGCATGATATGGTCGGGATTCTGCTCGCACGCTCCAACCAGCCTACTGAAAAACCAGATGGAGTCCGAGTACGAGCCCCACCCGTTCGAGGGGTTGAGCGCCTGGAACCGTTCAGGATCTTTCTTCAGGGCATCGAGCGCGGCCTGCGCAACGGGAAGCATCATCGCCCCGGTCCACCCATCGTAGAGCGTGTGGTCCCATCCCGCCTCGCGAAACATGGGCATGAGGTTGTACGTGATGCCGTCGGTGACTTCCACGTCAAACCTAGCGCCGCAGTGAGGACACGACCTGTCGAGGTAGACGCCGAGACTCATTGTGACTTCTTCCTTGCGGATGGAAAGACAGACGGGCACTTCCCATCTTCCCAACCCATCTTGTACGATCGACTTTCCCGCAGCTTCTCGTCCAGAGGCAGGCCGCAGATCGCGTCGTGAAAGCCCGTTGTCCACTCGTCCCCTTTTCGAGCGCGAAGCTCATCGAGGATGTCAACGTGGTAGGAGGTGGCTCGTCTCTTCCACAGCCTCGCCGCCTTCACCGCGTTGGCGAGCCGAACCTTGCACTGCTCGAGGTCCGACATCAGCGTGAGTCTCATCTCGATTAGGATGGAAACGGCGTAGCGAGACGATCTCTCCTGTTCGTAGCGCCAACTGATGCGCTTGTCCTTATCCGCTACCCCGAACCATTCCGCAACAGCGTCTGTGACGTGTTTTGCCGCGACAGATAGGTTGTCGTGCCCATCGATTTCGCTTGGGCCGTGATGGGTGATAGTGACGGCAACGGGGAGCTTCGGGCGCTTCTGGGTCTGAAGGACCAGGAGAGTGTCTGCTCGCTGCTTTCGCGCCTGCTTGGCCGTTCGCATACGGCTCAACATGGAAGCGTTCCGAAACGTTACGTTCGGCGAGACGAGTCTGATGCCTGGGATGTAGATCTCCATCACTTCAGCCTTTCAACGGCTCGCTCGTACCTACGGCGAGCCTTTCGGGACCAGTGCTGGCGAACATGCCTCGCCTCTCCGAGAGAGCGAGGGATGAGAATAAACGGCGTAGTGTCGATAGGCAGTACGCGCATCGGCATCGTGAAGAGTCTGGGTACGTAGTAGTAAAGTCCCATGTCTAAAACAGGCTCAATTGCCCGTCCCCTTTCTTTTCTATGATGCATTGCCCATCGGGCAGGTACAACTCGAACGGCGACAGGTACAGCAGCCCTGGGACATAGTCGGCATACTGCACGCGCTTTCGCTGCCTGTAGACCTTGACCCCATCGATTTGCCCCTCCTCGTAGTAGTAATGCGGCGTGTCGACACTTTCGACAGCCACTACCAAGTCGTCGGGCCGAAACTCGACATAGGGACCTCTACCACCAATGACGACGCGACGATAGCTGCGGGCCACGAGGATTTTGTTCTTCCCCGTGTACGTGTCAACTCTGCCGCCAAAGACCGGGATCCTGAGTCGAGACTCGTACGATGCCATAACCATCCCATGTTAGAAAGGAATCTCCCTTTCCTGTTCCCGAAGCTCGACAATGTCCAGGTCTCGCTTGACGATCATCTTCTCAGCAGCGAGGATGTAGAACTCTTTACCGCAATGCAGCCTTGCTAGGCGACAGGCTTCCGTCTCCGCAGAGCCCATCGTCTTGTGTTGATACGTCGGAGAATTTCCGCTCGGAGACCAAACCATCCAGAATCTGTTCATGGCATCTCTCCTATCTTGCACCTTTGCACGCATCGAGGCATGGGTGGGCATGACCTGCCGTATTCCACGACAGCGGCTGGCAGAACCCGTAGACCAGGATTCGCCTGCACCCGGTCATGGTGGCGCAGGGGGTGACACGCCCAAACCATGTGCCCCATAGCGTGATGTATTGGCCATGCACGCCGCGCCCGCTGCACACCCGCTCCTCGGGCTCGGTAATCATCGGGCCAAGCATGGGTCCAAGCACGCTACCAGCAACCTCGCCCCAGTCCTCCGCATTCTGTCTCAGTCGCAGGACCCTAAGTTGTTGCAGCTCTATCATTCTACTACGCAGCAGATCTATTGTATGCCTCACGCCGAATTGCCGCTCATCAGGCTCGCAGACAAGGTCCTGGACCTCATCGAAGGCGGCACTGTATGCGTCGCAGATTCGACTGAATTCTTTGGCTCGTAGCTTCCACTTGCCCATCATGGCCCCTTTAGGTGAAAGAGTGCATCGGCCTTGCGAAGTAGCGACCAGGCCCAGAGCAGGCGCTGGCTCGGGACCATGCCCAGGTTCGGGTACTCGCAGTCGCAGAGCGTATTGTAGAGCAGCTCCGAGACCAAGTAGTGACTCCACTCCTCGTCTTCGCTCTCAAGCTTGGCGACGATTATCTTCCACTTCTCTGCGCTGCTGCACTCGTCCCTTTGCGCATCCCGAAGGTATTCCCTCGCCTCCCAAATCGCGACGGGAAGCTCGAACTCCTCACACCCGATCCTCCCCATGCCGATGTTGGCCTTCTGCTTCACGTAGTAGGACACGTCGGATCTTGCCATCCAATGAATCGCCTCACGCACCGCCCCCCCACCGAAACGGCCCCACACCATCGTGTCGAGGTCCCCGGTGAGAATGAGGTGGCCGGAAGGCACGAGCACGATCTCGCATCGGTAGCAGCTACTGCCGTTCGGGTTGCCGACGATGACGAGACCGCCACCGGGCCAATTATCGTGTCGAAGAATGGCAAGATCCTTGAGGCTCTTGTCGGCCATCTCGACATGCTGCTTGATGTACTCGGCTTCGGAGTAGCATTCAACGTCGGAATCACTCACCACGCACCTCCAATCGATCCCACCAGTTCAACTCCATCAGCCACATTTTCGCGAAGTGGTTCACTTCGATGATTTGAATGCGGATGCAAGCCGCCAATATCGCTATGGCTGGGACCTGTCATAAGTAGCAGCATGTCTTCTTGCAGGTAGTATCTGGCCTCTGGCTCATACTCCTGTATCCGACGCATTACCGCATTGAGTTCGTTGCAAGCCTTGCGGAAGCGCTTCAAATGCTCTGGACGTATCCTGCATTCTGCCGGATTATCGGCTTCGGAGTAGCACTCCACGTCGGAATCACTCACCACGCACCTCCACTCGATCCCACCAGTTCAACTCCATCAGCCACATTTTCGCGAAGTGGTTCACATCAAGCGCCATTGGCATCCTCACGGATCTTCAGGCGCACCGCCGCGGTGCCGGGCATCAGGTAGTCGCCCCTGTAGAGGAACTCCTTTGTGGCGACGAGCCCAGTCGCATCGGTGTCGATGCGCCACACCGTTCTATCGTCGAACCTCGTGTCGGGGGTTGAGCCTTCGACATATAGAGTCAGATGTCGCCGCTCTCGAGCGATTGCGGTAAGTCGGCGTGCCACTGCTGGGTGGATGGCGTGAGTCGATGCAAGCTCTTCGAGCCACATCCCCGTGAGTACCCATTCCGTGTGCTCCCGGTGTGAGAGATCCTGGTAGGCCTTTGCCCCAACCGCCGCGAAATCCTGAGGTACGGGTCGGTTCGTAGTTGGGACAACACCGCGATCGGGGCTAACCAGCCAGAACTCGCAAGCTTCACCCAAGTGGAGGTACCCTGATTTGCTAGACCCGAGCTTCGCGATCAGGTCTGGCGGGTGCTCATCTGTATTGCTCTTCGACGCACCACAGACCATGTCCCATGCTGCCCGGAGGGATGGTGTGTTGAGGAATTTCGCACCAGCAGTCTCTGCGTTCCCCTGCAACAGTGCGGCACGCAATTCTCTCAGATCATCCGTCGGGACCAGCTGGTCCCCTGACGTGCTGAGAAGCCCTCCCGATACCAAGAAGCGCTCGTATCTTCGAAACCGGTCTTCCCACTTGAGCTCAAGTAGCTGCTGGGCGTCTGCTCTTGTGAGCGGCCCGCGTTCAACCGCGATGTCAATGAGTCGCAGCAAACGGGCTAGTCCGAAGGAGTAGAAAGTGCCGGCGCCGGCTTCTGTCTGTGCCTCTCTCGTTGCGTGCCGTGCCTTGCGGGATCGACGAGACGTGGCTTCGGAGTAGCATTCAACGTCGGAATCACTCACCACGCACCTCCACTCGATCCCACTTGGCCTTCTCCGCAACGGCAGGGGGAAAAGGGGGATCTCCTATCACCGGCAGACGAGTACGATCGATGTTGTTGCAACTTGGGTTGAGCGCCATGTCTACTCCTCCCCACTTGCCAAATACTCAAGCCTCATCCAAAGCACCGACAGCCCGATCATGATGTCTTGAAGCTCCCCTGCCTGCGAGAACGCAGACCCGCTGGGGCTCCGCTGCATCCAGAGCATGGCACAGTAGACGATCGCGTTTCGGACCTTGCCCTGAGCCATGCGGGCCAGATCCCGGGTCTCCTTGGCCGGGTCGAAGGGTCCGTGCCTCCGAAGCCCGAGCGCAACCCCATCGTCAACCGCGTCGGTCACCAGTTGACGAGTCTGCGAAGAGATGCCCCTCGTGGAGAGGGCGCGTCGCACCACGTCCACGATCGCAAGCTCCCCATGGGACATTTCGAGCGAAAGAACGTTCGGCATGGCGTCAAACGCCTTCGCCTGCTCGGGCTCCACGGGCTCGAATTCGATCGTGGCCGAGCGCTTTCGTTCTCGGTACCACGCGCCATGCATGAACCTGGCGACTACCTGCTTTTTCTCATCGTAGACGATCTCGCCTACTCGCATTCGGGTGCTTGCCATTGTCTATCCCCTTCGGTGTAATCACTGCACGTCCAAGCGTCCGTCGATGGTGAGTGGCCTTGTGACCTTGCGGCCGTTGCGTGCCGCGTCGTACGCACGATCGGAATCAGCGTTGCGTCGCTCCAAACCAGCCACACGCCGCTCGAGCGAAAGCATCCTCCCGTACTGGTAGGCAAACATCAGCAGCAAGGTGATCATGCACAGCGAGGCGGAAGCTACGAAGAGCGCATCCATCATGGCTCACCTCACAGGGTCATTCCAAGGCCAGGGTGAAATCGCCTGAAGTCGGGCGTTGCCCGGTGGTCGAGGTTGCACCACAGGTGGTGCACGTTGGGGTGATCGTTGATGTACTCCTCGTCCGGGGGAAGCACCATGACCGCAACCCTGTCTGGCCCGATGAACGCGCTTTTCACACGGCGAAGGTCGTTCCAGTCGGGAAGGCGGTAGCGATGCGACAGGCTGACGTGCAGCCACACGCACCCTTCCTCGCCCTCGGGGGTGTCGGCAACCCATTCCTCGCTCGCGATGACGAGAAGCCCACTGACGTGCCGAAACTCGCCGTGGTCCCCAACGGTCCAACCCGAGGGAAGATCCATGATGCCCGCCTCGGAGACGAAGGGAAGCGAGGTCACCACGGGATAGGTTTGGTCCTGCCCGACCCCGAGCAAGCTCGGCGTCTTCGCCAGCATGGTTCCAAGTCGAATTCCGGTTCGAATTGACATAGCGCGTGCTTAGCAGGTGCTATTCACCACGTCAACAGCAAACGACCTCGGGGAGGGGGACACGGAACCCAAGGGACGGGACCCTTCACAAGCGCGTATGTCCAGCTCTGAAGGGCGGCGAAGAGCATGATGGGGTCCACGTACGGGTCGGAGGCGGCGGATCTGGCAGCCGCAAGGTAGTCCCCCGCCCGAAGGCTTGCGGTCGTCACGCCAGCCACTGCGATCTCATGCTCTGGCCCTTCTTGAAGCGCATGGGCAAGAGCCCTTTCCGCGCATGCAATGGCTGTGTGGATGCTATGCCATGCCTCCTTGCAGTACCGTGGCTGCGCCCCGGGCCGGATGCGGAGGGGCCACCTCTCGGACTCGCAGATCAGCCAGGTGACGAGTTCGTTGAAGTGGTCGATGCGGGATTCTGACAGGCCAGTCACAGCTCCCCCTTATCGTCCCAGACCTTGAGTTCGGCGAGACGTTCCTTGCCGGCGTCGAATGCCTCCGTCTGGGTGAGGTACCCGCCATCGAACCACAGCTCTCCCTTATTCGACAAAATCGCCCACTCGAAAGCCAAGGGAGCATACCTATCTTGCCCGACCGTGAAACGGAAAACCCGAATCCCCATCATCCACCTCCTGGATCCTTCTTCTTCGCGTTGCGGATTCTGTCCTTGATGCGTTTTTCTTCGGCCTGCAACTCGAGGATGCGCTCCTTGATGCGCTTCTCCTCCTCCCTCGTCCAGTGCAGAGCATCGCCCCTTCGCGCAAGTTTCATCAACACCGTGATGGGGTCGAGTTCGGCCCCACATGCCTTGCAGGTCACCCGCCTGGCAACGTCGTCCACCTCGGATTGAGCGTGCTGACAGTACGGCCGTTTGTCGTACGAACGGCACTCGCTGAGCCCGATCGGCGAAAAGAGCACCTTCACGACGTTGTCGGATTTCTCTTCCTCACCGACCCCCTCGACCTTCACCTCGACGTCGCCTCGGATGGGAATCACGATCCCGCCGCCGTCCTTACCGGTACCCATCGCCGCTCCAGCAGCTTCCCTTGAGCACGAACGTGCAGGGGGCGATCAGCTTTCGAACGCGCTTAGGGTCCTCGGATTCGGTGACCGAGTTGCCGCAGTTCGGGCATGGCGGCAGGGGCTCGGTGATCGAGAGGAACACCTCGAACTCGTGTGAGCAGGCCCCGCAAAGCACTTCGTAGGTCGGCATAGCACATGCGTAGCACCATGCCACGGGAAAGTCTATCCACCTCGCCCCGTTTGTTTCATGCGCCACAGTGTGACAGCGGGAACGGGATCTCCCCGAACACCATGCCGAGGCGAGATGGTGCTTGCACTCTACCATCGTTCGAACGCCCGCGGTAGAATTTCAGCATGGCGCAACGTCTCGCGCAGCGAGGAGAAATCAACGGCGACCCGATCGACCGCTTCACGCTAGCCCACTTCGCTTGGGGTGCGGGCATGGGGGCGGTGGGGGCTCCGTGGTGGCTGGCCTTGGGCACCGCCCTCATCTGGGATGTCGTGCTTGAGCGGGGTCTCAAGGACCGCCGGCCGGATTGGTTCCCGAACGCCACGCAGGACACCGCAGAGCACATCGCCACCGACGCTGCTGCCTGGATGCTTGGATGGGGCTGCACCAGCACTCTCAGGGGACGACCATGACCACCAGCGAACCGCCCGAAGTAGAGCAAGAACGCGACTCCGACATGACCGGGGCCAACCGCTACGATGCCGACGTAGCCAAAGCCAAGGCCCGGAAGGAAATGTGGAGGACGATCCAGTCGGTCGTGGACAACCTCGGCCGGTACGGGGGCCTTCTCGGCCTGCTTCTCGGGGGGTACGCAACCTGCTCCAAGGCGGACAGGGCCGAAACAGAAAAGAAGCTCAGCGCCCAGACAATCGAGATCCGGGAACAGAAGCAAGACATCGTCGAGGCCAAGGAAGCCACGGGGCTCGTGCTCGACTACACGAAGGCGGTCGCGACGAGCGCCTCGGCCGCGGTGGCTGCGGTGGCTTCGGCGGTCCCCCCGATGGTGCCTCCGGTCAAGACGGGGCCGCCGCCGGCCGGATCGAGCGGCTGCTGGGTCGAGACGCCCGGAGGGGTCGTGCGGTGCAAGGCCGGACCCTCGACGTCGTCTCGCCCCGTTTCCGTTCCCGCAATGGCCCCCCCGGCACCGCCGGACCTCGGCCTGGAGTAAGCGATGAAGGCATTCGGAATGCTCGTGCTCGAGCTGACCAGCCATTGCAATCGGTCTTGCCCGTGGTGCATGCGGCAGGGAGACCTGACATCGCGACGATTTACGGACACAGGGCAGCCTGTACGAAAGCGAATGCCCACTGCCGAATGTGAAAGGCTGTTGCGAGAAGCAAGCGAACTGAACTTCCGCGGGGCCGTGACGTTTTACTTGATGAGCGAGCCGTATCTTGACGAGCGACTCCTAGACTTTGCAGAAATAGCAAAGGGGTACGGCATGTTCACCTTCGTGAATACGAATGGTGACGTACTTCGGAAGCGCCCAGACCTCATAGAGAGATCAAAAAAAGCCTTCGGCTGGGTACAGGTGGGCATCTACGAACAGGACGCGGAGAAGGCACGGGAGTCTGTCGCCTGGTGGAAATCAAAGCTGGGCGCCGTAGCTCGCTTCAAAACTTTGTCAGAAATGGGACCTAGGCCCCATGTTCCCCGGCGAGGGGTAATTCATTCGGAGGCGTCATGCTTCCGCCCACACGAGAAGTTGATCGTTCAATACGATGGCTCAATGCCTCTGTGCTGCTACGACATCAACACTGAATTTGGCCTTCCAAACGCATTCGATGTTCGATTACGCGACGCTTGGGACTGCGAAGCAAGGCGAAAGGCTGCGAGAGTTCTTGAGAAGCGGGGGGGTAGGAAGCATTTCGAGCTGTGCTCCACATGCCCTATGCCCGAAAGTGGTTTTCCAAAAGGTTTTGAGGATCAAGAATGGTGACCGCGATATGCATCGCCACAGTCTCTCGTCCAAAGGGCGGCACTCTTGACGCAACAATCCGAGAGCTAATCGAAAAAAACCTGTCTAACCTACCTGTTCGTATTTGCGTTAGCATAGGCTGCCCCGTACCAGAAGGCTACGAAGACAGGCTCCCATCGTGTGTGGAGTTTATGAAAACAACCGAAAGCGATTGGGAGGCGTGGGGCGGCGAAGAGACACATCGTGGCTATCACTTGACTTGGAATCTCTTGCGAAGTCACCGGTGGTTAGCCAGGTCGGGGGCAGATCTTTGTGTTTTCGCAGAGGACGACATTGTTCTCGCAAGAGATTGGCTGAAGCGTCTACATGCACTCGCTTCCGCCTCCAAGGTTGTGGATTACGGTATAAGCGCGTGCTCATCTCATCCACTATGGTGTTTTGGAAAACCAGTATCAACCCCAGGCGGCGACTGTATAGCCGAGTTCGTGAATCCGAAGCTTTTCTGGGGAAACCAGCTACTAGCGTATCCAAGGTCTACGGCGGCTGCCATGGCTGCCTATCTACAGGGCTGCGTAAACAGATGGAGCGGGGACAGGCATGACATCTGCCCCGAAGACAGTAGGTACATAGGGGACCAAGCGACGAAAAACTTCTTTCTATCCGCAAGGACGCCTCTATTTGTGACGATACCTTCTCTGGCAAAACATGTGGGGGAGTACAGCAGCTGGATGCGAGGAGAAAGGTTGTCACCCGCTCACAGAGACCACCCCACCGCCAGATTTGAGGAGGAAAAATGAGACTCTTCATACGAGCGGTCAAGAGAAGCGACACCAACGTGTACACTACCCTTCTGAATCTATCGCTAAGAGATCCGAAGGGCTTCGCGTCTTTGGAAAAGGTACATGTGGTTTCCGGCGACGGGGACGAGGCTTTTCTATCACTACTTGCTCTGCACGACAACATTCAGGTACACTTCGCACTCCCACAAACATACGAAAAAGTCAGGTCCTGGAAACCGAAGCGGCGTGGTGGTTGGTCCTACATGTACGCTCTGGAGTTGGCGGCTGCCGCAGGTAGCGACATAATCATAATGGAAGACGACGTCCAAGCTTGCTACGGCTGGCTCAACCACCTCCAAGAGAGAATAGACATCGCCAGATCCATTATGAACGGAAAGCCTTTTGCCCTTAGCGTTTACTATGGATTCCCTAAGTGCCCATTCGCCAGCTCTCAGGAGAAGGTGGTACCATCTGGGGAGACAGTCTTTTGGGGAAATCTAATGACTTTCTACCCCAAGGAGGTTTTGAAGGAAATGCACGAACGCTTTAGGGCTGTCGTGTTGGAATCTGAGGATATGAGTACAGATCTGTCGGTTCATTCAATCATTAGACATATGGGCGGGGATCTTCTTTATAGCAACCCAAGCCTTGTTCAACATCAGGGCGACATCACCACACTTCGACCAGACGGCATAAGAAGATCGCCGATATACCAAGAAAGAATCGATACCACAGAGAAGTAGGTGAATAGTGAGTTTGGAGTGCATTGAAAAGCGAATCCCATGGTTCACTTGGTCCGCGATTGAACGGGTCACTGCCATTTCCAGGGATTGTGGCGTCAGAAGCGTGCTCGAGTGGGGAGCTGGCGGGTCCACGCTTTTTTGGCTCGACGCAGGAGTGAATCTCGTGACCGTGGAGCACGACGAAGCGTGGCTGGAAAGGGTTCAGCGGCACATCCCTGCAACTTTGATGGCTCTATGGCATCCGCATCTGGCTCGACCCAGTGCGACTGGAAGGGTGGCGAGCAAGAGGGCCCCAGGCTTCTTCGATGCGTATGTGGCCGCTCCAATCGCCATGGCATCATCGCCTCAGTTTGATGTAGTGTGCATCGACGGTCGGGCAAGGAACGCATGCGCCGCCGTTGCGGTACAAGTTGCCACAAGCTTCATCATCTTCGACAATTCCGATCGGGCGGACTACCACATGGCTGAAAGCATCCTGAAAAAGTGGGGTGTTCCCGAATGCTACAGTGGATCGGGCCCGCAGGGTGGGGGCATCAAGTGGCAAACCGATTTGTACAGGAAAATCTGATCAATGGCCGCACCTGAGGTTCTCTGGGCAATCCAGTCGCCAACTCTCCTCAACCGCCTTGTGTCCCCTACGGTGTGGGACCTGCAGGTTGCGGACATGGGCGATTCCACGGGGTTCAAAGAAATCGACCTACTCAAGGCGCCGCCTTGGGATGGATTTCGATCCGATGTCGAATGGGTCTTCGTTTGCAGCCCCAGCCAACATGCCTGGGCCTTGGAGAACGTGCCAGCCGCAAGGATCGTCCAGGTCCTTCACCAGGGGTACCGCTTTCGAGCACCCGTCGGAAACCGTCTCGACCGAGCGGTGGTTTTCTCTTTGGCAAACCTTCGGCAGCAGAAGACGTGGTTTCCAAGCGCTGCCATCGCAAGATTGTGTCCGTCGTTCCATGTGGATCCGGTGTGGCAGTGGAGGCCGATGGACACTTGGACGGTCCTCTCCCGGCCCTCGCAGAGGCACCCAATGGCAAGCGCGGGCGTACAAGAGATCCTGCACCTGCTTGGCCCCTCAAAACCCAAGCACACTTGGTTCGGGCAAGAACAGCCAGGGGGCTTTTTGAATGCTGCACAGCTGGAGGCAAAGCACAGATCGTGTTCCTGTTACCTTTCGATGTTACCACCAGCGAGCGGGATGGGGCTCTCAGAGCACGAGTGCATGGCGAGGGGAGTGCCCGTGGTTGGTTCGATGCCTGATGTCACAGCGCAAAACATCAGAAATTTTTGGGAGTTTGAGTCCATAAAGGACGACGTTCTACGATGTTGCGAAGACGAAGGCTACGCATGCCTCTCGTCACATTCCGGCCTGCAGTACATCCAGGAACATTGCTCGGATTCGCACAGAGACGCTTCGATACGTGAGATGTTGGACCTACTTGCGTAAATGAGGAACACATGCCGCATTCGGGTAGAGAGTTCGAAGGCACTTTCCTAGGCATCGTCAAAGCCCTGGCGCCGGCAAGGGTGCTCGACATCGGCGTGGGCGCTGGCAAGATCGGACGCCTGGTCAAGCAAGTCGTCCCGACCGCCACCATGCACGGCATCGAAGCCGAGCCGAGCTACGCAGGGCAGTTCGAGATCGAGTGGAAGCTCTACGAGAAGGTCGATGTCGGCGAGGCTGTCAAGGTGTCGTGCCGCCTTGCGGAAAGCCGTTTCGACCTCGTTGTCTTCGGCGACGTGCTCGAGCACATGTGGAAGCACGAGGCTCTGTCGCTTCTGCAATTCTGGGCATGCCGCTCGTCGTACGTGGTGGCGATCTGGCCTGTCGGCTACCCGCAGGACGCAGCGGGTGGGGTACAGAGCGAGATCCACCGCTCCGAGATCACGCTGTCGGATCTCGCAGGCGAGGGGCTGAAGGTCGTCCGTTTCCACATGCACGAGAGGCCCGCCGCCGGGCAGTCCAAGTGCATCGCGGTCATCCGTGGAAGGATGGCGAAGCGCGACTCCCAGGTCGGGGTTGCGTACTGAGGAGCGCCCTTCACACGAGGGCCTGCCGTCGCGACAATAGGGCATGCCTCGCCTCCACATCTTCCCGGTCCCGACCTTCAACGTCGCCGTTCGCGCGGGCTCCGTCCCCGCGGGTTCGCTCGGTTCGGCCATGCTGCCGCCCACGGATCGCATCCCGGCCGAGCGGGTCTGCTCACCAAGCTACGTCTGCCCGTCGGGGTGGATACCGGATTGGACGATCGCCACCTCATCCCCAGGAGCAACGGCAATGCCGTCGGGCCTGAGGTGTGTTCAAACCAGTACAAACACCCGTTTGCCTGTAAAGGAAGCCATCCTCGCCACACTTCCGCCCTTGGCCCCCGGGTCGCCGCCATACGACATTTCGAAGTACGCCACGGGCCCCGAACAGTGTGGGTTCAATTGCCCCCCGGGCTGGATGCTCGATCCCTTCACGCCCGAGACTTGCATCCCACAATCCCACATGGTGAGATTGGAGATGCCACCTCTAACCAACCCAGTTGCAGGATTTTTCAGGTCCATCCCGACACCCTGGGTCGCCGCGACGATCGGGGTTGCGGGCCTGCTGGTGGCAGCTGCGGCGGTCTACGCGATGACGCGAAAGCGCTCCGCCGTGCCGAACGCCAGCCGGTGGCTCAGGACGGGGCCTGAGGCCGCCTTGGTGCTCATGCCGCCTGCCATCCCGAGCTACCTCGCGTACAGGTACGCGGTGAGCAGGATGGACCCCGAGGACGCCGCCGTTGCGGAGTCCTGGCGCGATTGGATGCCGGGGTCCGAATGGGACGAGGACGACCTCTGATGAAAATTCGCATGAGCGAAATGCAGTCCGCCGTGATGGAGGTCTACTTCTTCGATCCCGTGTGGGTTGAAGAAGCGAAGTTCATGGGAGAGCCTTTTTTCCCAGGGGTGGTGCGGGGCAAGACGCTTGAAGTTTTCGACAGAGACCTCGCGTTCATCATGCTCACGGACAGGGCAAACCAGCTTGATGACGAGTACGAGTACCTGCGGAGGGAAACGGGCGTGAACGCTTTCCCCGAAGGTCGAGACTGGGCACGCCACGCCAGGGACGCGGCAACCGCGCTCGCGTCGAAGATCTTGCGGGAGAAGTGAGGCCATTTTGAACGATCGCATTCCCGAATGGGTGACCGCAACCCTGTCGGCGGCGGCCGGCGGCATCGTCAGCTTGCACGGTCGCGACTTGCTTCCCGTGCCCGAGCTTCTCGGTTGCGGCGCCTTCGGGTGCGTCCTTCCCACGAGCAACCCCGATTGGGTCTGCAAGGTGTCCATCGAGGGCTCGGAGGCGTTCTTCGCCGGCGCGCAGGCAATCACCCAGCTCTGGCCCAAGGGGGTCTGCGAGTACCTCGAGCCCCTTCGTGTCCGGTCCCCCGCGGGGCCGATCTGGATCATGTGGAAGTCCGCAGTGGAGGAGCCAACGTTTCACGCCTGGTACTACGCTCACAACCGCCCCCCGAAGGAGTTGGAAGATGAATGGGACTTCGGGGATCTGCCGCTTGAGGAGATGATCCGCCGAAGGCGAAAGTGGGAGAAGGACCGCGGTCTTGATGCTTTCGACTTGCTGCACGAGGTTCAGCAGTCGGGTATGACGGTTGCGATGGGCTTCAGCGATCACCTGCTTCGGGGGGCGCACCCCACCGAGTTCGCGAGGGTCCTTCGCAGCCGCCAGCGAGAGGCGAGCCGCATGTTTCGGCCGAGAAAACGGGGCATCGACTGGTTCTACACGGACGAGGACGTGTGGAAGGACCGGGACCTTCACGCCGCCGTGCGCTTGATGGCTTACGAGTGGCATCTCGAGCGGCTTCGCGGCAACATCCTGCTCGGCCCGTTTGCGAAGGCAGCGCTCACGTACCTGGCCCGGGGACTAGTGCTCGGCGACTGCCAGGCGGACAACTTCGGCAAGTCCAAGGGGGTGTGGACGCTGTTCGATGCGGGGTTCTGCGTTCCGGTGCACTCGAGGTGGGCCGAGACGTGGGAGGGGGAGAAGATCGACACTGCGCTGTGGTCGGCCACGGATCGGGGCAGGTTCTGGGAGAGGCTTCAGGGCGGTAGGTAGGGACCGATCTGATCGGCAATGTCCCGCCGCGCTCGCCGCCTGGCCCGGGACTTGATGATGCTTGGCCCCCGGCACAGCTTGCAGTAGCAGTGAAACCAGCTGGTGCGCCGCTTGGCTGCCAATCCGTAAGCTTTCATGTCCTAGTCGCCGGTGAATCAACCGGCCCCAGCCTACCACAAAACCAAACGGGCCCGGAACCTGTCCGAACCCGCCCAGTGGTCAGAGTGGCTGCTGCGACCACCTACAGAAGTAGCTTCATTGCGTCCCCCGATCAACCAAAAAAAACTGCCGCCCACGCTGGCCGCGGAAGGGGAGGCGACGGCTAGGTGGGCAGCAACTCCGTGGAGGTGACACGGAGGCAGATCGAACGCTACACCCGACCAAACCGGCGCGTCAACCCCCCACGTCGCCGTCCATCTCCAGAGCCCAGAGCTGCGCTTCGATCACGTCGAAAATCGGTTCGAACTGTCTTCGGAACAGGGTTGCCGCTGTGTCGTCACCCTCTCGACCACCGCGAACCTCGATGGTGTCAGGCCCAACGCGCCTTGCCCATATCGCACGTCGCTGGGACTTGTCGAACCTTCCGATCCGAATCCAGCCTTCAGTCTGCATCGCCGGACACTTCCGCCATGACGGCTCGCCAGCCCTCGTCGAGCGGAAGCCCGTCGCCATCGACCGACCACCACATCTCGAGCATGGGGCTCGGGTCTGGGCCCACAGAAACGGCCACGATGGCCCGCTCGGGGAAGAACATCTCGCGAAGCTCACGGGCCACCTTCATCGTCGGCGAGCACCCGACGGCAGAAAGGACCATCCACCGCCGACCCGCACCGTCCAAAATCCCTCGAAACACAACCTCGGCCGACGTGCCAACCTTGGCGTAGCACGCGCCGTCAGCAAGCTTCGCGGTCTCCCTCCACCCGTCAATGTCAACGGGCTGCGCGGTGATCGCCCACAGCAAAGGGACGGGTTGGTCTTGAATGAGTTGGTTGAGGTAGCGGGGACGCATGCGGACTTTGTACGCGCGTGCGATGCACGAGTCAACAGAACGATCATTGACGGCTGCATGCACGCGTGATACGCAGACGTCATGCCCAAGGAATCTGAGAAGCTCGACGACACCTACGATGCGACCGTGATGATTCGCATCACGAAGGAGTTTCGCGATCGGTTGGACGGTACCGCAACGGCGCTGGCGGCCAAGGAGCGAGCTTTCGGGCGGGCAAGAAAGGTGGGTCGAGCAACGGTCGTGTACGAAGCGATGCGCCTCGGGCTCCCCCTGCTCGAAAAGCAGTTGGAGTTGCCGGATCCGAAAGACTAGGCCGGCATCTTGCTGAGAGTGGTCGCAACCACTTCGGCCGCATCCCCGCTACTCAAACCCATCCTGTCCCAGAGATCGACCCAATCCGATTCCTCGGTGTCCGCGTCGGCATAATTCTCGCCAAGGTACAGGCAGTATTCGCCTAGCACCTCCAGCCCGCTCACGGGCTCGGAGGGGTTGGATCTGGCCCTCGTCGAAAGGAAAACGTCGAATTCTACGTTCACGTCCACGTACATGGCTCAGTGCTCCCTGTAGATGATGGGGGTCTGCGGGGAATCCCAACAGGCTCGGCATCCAGAAGGCCAGGCGCATCCCCTGGGGAGTCGCCCGTTGTACTCCACAAGGCCGCCCGAAGTCTGACATGTCTTCTGGGGAGATCTCGCGACAGGACACTCGATCGCCCCCCTGGCCTGCGTGTCGGGCTTCTGCCCCTTCTCCACCTTCTTGCGGGACCAGCCCACACCAGTGGCTGCCGCCTTCGGCCAGTCGTGCTTTCGTGGGGGCTCGCCCTTGAAAAGCTCGCTCGGCCGGACGATGAGGTTCTTGGGTCGAGGGATTGCAGCGAACTGCTTCGCCAAAGACGGGATGGCCCAAGCCCTCGTTGCGGCCCAGAAGTGGATGTCGGGGCAAGCCGCCGCGATCTCGCACCATGCCGCGTAGTAGGCAGGACTGAAGAAGTCTCCCGCGTCGTGGATTCGGAAGTAATTCGGGTGCGCAACGCTGCTCTTCGCCAGCTTCTTGGGTCCCATCCCTTTTCTGTCGAGCACGCGAAGTAGCCTCGATTGGTTGTAGCGAATCATGTCGATGAAGCTCACGGCAAAATTCGACATTCCGGCTCGCTCCATCCAAAGCCGTACGGCAATCCACTTGATAATCTTCGAAACGAAAAAGTATTGTCCCTTGAGCGCGTAGCAGTCGTTGCAGATCCAATCCTCAGGATCCCCGTCTTGACCGATGAGATCAAGCTTGTGTTGGGCCTGATTGGGAGTGATTCGGGCATGCACGATCCGCCCGTCGGACAGATACGGAACGTCAGTCAGGTGAAACATGGCATCCGCGACGAGACAGGTGCCCCCGAACTGGGCCGGACCAGGCGAAATCGACCATGTGGGCGCGATCATTTTGCCGTTGGTCGGGAAGAAGTGGTCCACGTCCGTGGCGTGGCCGAACCATGGGGATGCCCGATCCTTGGTCACGAACCAGGGGTACGCTTGGGAGCCCGGTTCGAAGATCGCGTCGATCTCCCGCCATGTCACTCTCGGCTCAAGAGCCAAGGCGTTTGATCGCACGTCGAACAGGATTTCCCGGTCCTTGAGGTAGTCGTAGAGGGTGAGCCGCTTGCTCAGGATCTGGATCGTTGTGGCGTTCGGATTGCTTACGTACATGTGTACCTTGCCGTCTTGCTGGGGCCTTCGATGCGCTTGATCCTACCTGCGTGCAGCAGCCGAGCCACGGCCACCCGAACGACGTCCGGGTCCGATCCGATGACGACCGCTGCGTTTTGAATCTCGGAGATGGAAAGCTCCCCCGCCGAGTAGATCATGTCCACGATCTCGTCGTACAGGGCGTCGGTCTTGGGTCCTTCCGGAAGCACGTCCTCTTTGTTTGCTCTGCGCAAGGCAGCCTTGACGTGCTTGGTGTGGTTTGACAGGGGCCGCTTGCCGTCGGTTTCACCGTGCCCTGGGCCCTCGGCCATCTGCTGAACGAACTTGACGTGGTAAAGGGCGTGCATCTCCGCGAGAACCCCCGCGGTCTCGTCGTCGTAGAACTCGAGAAACACTTTCTGGAACCCTTGCCTGAGTTTTGTTACGTCGGTGATCATGTGGTTAGCGTATGCGTATCACAAGCGTTACGCTTGTGCAACTACCCGATCGCTTCCTTGATCGAATCGACGAGCCGGTCGGTCAGGCGCCACTGGATGTCCGCGAACATGTAGGCGACGGCGCCGAGGGCGAGCGCAGCAACGGCGACCCCGGGCGTGATACTGGCAAGGGAAGCGCCGGGACGAACGTCTACCTGGGGGGGGTCGGCGGTCACTGGGACGGTCCCGCAGGACGCCGGGTCGGGGCACACCTGCTCGATGGAGATACCAGGGTGGTATTCGAAGTGACCATAGTCCTTGAAATCGCCGCCCCACTTCATGCCGATGCTCTTGGCGTACGCTCCCAGCCTTGAGTAGCGCTCGTCCAGGCCGTTGTGCACCAGCTGGCCGCCGTCCTTGACGATGAGGTCGATGGCGCGGCCATGGGTGTGCCAGCTTCGGCAGCCCGGTGCCGAGGTCACCTTGGCCCCCGGCGCGGTGCGGCCCTGGGCGTACAGGGCGTTTTGCTCGTCGCAGGTGCGGAGCGTGTGCGTTACGATGACGTCGATGCCTTCCGATGCCGCGTACGAAAGCAGCATCTCGGCCGCCTGCCTGGTATCGGGTGTCAGATCCGCGAGGCTCTTGCTTGGCATCATGCCCTCCCGAGAATTCGATCGACCAGCCGCCACCTCATGTCAGCCAGCAGCAAGGCGCCCACGCCGAGGCCAAACGCCACCAAGGAGCCCGGAGAGACGACCGGAGGCGCCGAAGGACCCACGACGGCCGAAGGCGGCTTGGCGGGCTCGCCCTGACCGCCCCCGGGGTCGATCCGAGCGCCAGGGCTGCTCCCGAGCCACGGAGCCACGATGGCCTCCCAGGCGAGGGGCTGGTAGCGGTTGACTTGGTCGATGTGCGCCTGCTTGTCGCTGCCAGGAAAGCCGATCGCGTAGAAGTGACCGATTTGGAAGGACTCGTCAGCCCCAGAGAGCAGCGGCGAGACGGCTGGGGCGCCGACGATGCCGGCGAGCTTGCGGGCGCTGTCACGCGTCGAGGTGTAGCCGGTCACGGGGATCGCGGAGTACAGGTCCACCAGCATGACCTCGCCCGCCGCCGCCCGCGCCGCAAAGGGTTCGAACTTGGCGCCCGTCGGGTAGTGGAGCCCATCGACGCACAAGACCGTGCTCACCGAGCTTGCATCCGGGTCGCCGAGCATCTCGGCCACGCCCCAGCACCCGGCCGAGAAGCCCACGAGCGCAACCTCGCTCACGTCCGCGGGGTCCACCCCTCGCTTGGCGAGCACCGGGCCGATCATGCGCCCTTCATTGGCCGCCGCGATGGACTTGAAGTGGTCGCGGTGGGCCGCAGAAAAGCCGCTCGCGGTCTCCTGCACGAGGTAGGGCCGCGTGGCCGGGTCGGGCCACAGCTGCGCCATCATCGAGCCGCAGACGTGCGAGGTGCACGCCATTTCCATGATGATTGCCGGTTTTGTCATGGGGAAAGCCGTTTTCGATTCTGTCTGAATCCACGTCGCAAGAGCGCGGCTCGCATGTACGGGTTGACCACGTTCAATTCGAGCACAGCACCGTATTGCTGCAGCTCGGCAAATTCATCCAGACCTGCATCAAGTAGAACCCCTCCGACCCCCCGCCCACGGTAGGCCGGTTCGACCACGATGTCGAACGAGTACTTGCCGGCCACAAAGGAGTCGAAAAGTGCGCCTGCTACATGTCCCTTCACAAGCGCGATCGCCTTCAAGTCCATGTGTGAAAGGAGGTTGATCTCGGAAGCCCTCGCGATCTTCCAAGCACGATCCAGTTGCCACTGCGGGAATCCTCCATCGTCGTCGTCGGAAACCCACACGACCTTGATCGAGCTTTGGTCGGGCCAGGTCGGCTTACTCAAATCGCCTCCGAGATCGACCCGACGAGCCGATCAGTGAGTCTCCACTGTCGGTCAGCCAGAACGTAGGCAATGGCTGCGAGTGAGAACGCAACCGCGGCAGCCGCCCCGCCTCCCGAGACGATCTTCTGCACGACCTCGGTCTTCACCTGCGAAGGTCGGTACGGCGAGAAGCCTCGAGCGATGGCGTCGTTGGCGTAGCCGAGACACTTGCTGATGTAGCCGGTGTTTTGGACAAGCCCCCACTGGGCCGAAGCGCGGCACCTAGCGCTCCCGGCGTTGTAGCCGGCCAACATGCGAAGCACGTTGCCTTCGTACCTCTTGTGAAGCTCGGCGAGAAAGCCAACACCCTCGTCGATGTTCGTGGCGGGATCGTAGAGCCGGCCGCCCGCGTTTCCGCCGAAGTACTGCGGCATGACTTGCATCAGGCCCAGCGCGCCGACCGGGCTTCCGGCCTTGGGGTTGCCCCGGGACTCGCCTGCCATCACGCCTGCGATGAGGGCCGGGGCCACGTCATGCTTGCGTGCTGCCGCGTCGATCAGGTCCCGCCACTTCTCCACGTCCGTGGGCCAAACGGGCTCGACGATGGGCGCACCGTTGGTCCAAAAAGTCCCGTCGTCGTGCACCTCAAGGACCTGATCGGTGCATCCGCTGGTGAAGGTCATCATCGACCTGATTCTACCCCCGACCCGCGGCTGCAACAGGGCGCGGTTGCGCAAGTCGAACAAACCAGGGTACGATCTGCCCGTGGATTACCGATCCCCAACCCCCTGGCTTCTCGGCGGCGTGCTCGTTCTTGCCGGTGTCGGCGCGGTGCACGCCCTGTCCAACGCTTCCGGCACGATCGGCTGCAAGCCCACGGTCAAGACGGGGGACCGGGTCCTTCTGTTCGGCGACAGCCTGGCGGTCGGCCTCTCGACGCCTCTTCGCGAGATCGCGAGCAAGTCCGGCTGCGAGTTCCAGGCGCTCGCCAAGTCGGGTACCTCGATGGCCCATTGGCTCGGTGAGCGAAGGGCGGACCTTGAGGCGACGATCGCTCGCCTTCAGCCCACGGTGGTTCTGGTGAGCCTGGGGACCAACGATTCCAAGGGCATGACCTCGGAAGAAAAGCTGGCCACGCAGATCGCCTCGATCGCTGAGCTTGTGGGAAAAACGAGCAAGCTCTTGTGGGTACGGCCCCCGAAGCTGCCCTTTGCCGATCGCGTGAGTGCTGCCATCACTTCGCAGGGCATCGCAGCGTTCGACTCCGCGGCCCTCCCGATCCCCCAAGCCGACGGCATCCACCCAACCGGACGGGGCTACGCTGGGTGGGCCGAGCACCTCTGGGCATCGATGACGTGCTCAACCACGCCCGTCGAGGCGCTCTCGGGCATCAGGGCGCCTTCGGTTCCGAGGGTTCCGGCCTTTCTTCGACCCGCCCGGATTGCCCTTCCCGCATCAGCCACTCCGAAATCGGCCGCAGCCCCTCGTGGCAAATGCAAGAAGTCGCGAGGGAAGACTCACTGGAAGGTGTAGACAGGTTTCGAAACACCTGCCGGCGAAGAAGGTAGCGGGCGAAGTTCTCGAGCGCGTCCCATCGCTCATCTTCGGGAGAGGGGTTCGTTTGCCAGGCCGCTCTGTACGCACAGCCGAATCGAAACCACATCTCCGCCCACCGGTTGCGCTTCATCGCATCGACGACTTCAAGTAGCTGGGATCGGTACACCCGAGCGCACCTTTTCTTGATGTCTGAGATGCGCCTCTCCCGGACGTCGAGGTCCTCAAGTCGTTCTTGAATCGACTTGTCGTCGGCAGGATCGGAGCGGGCGCTCGTGGCCCATTCGAAGATGGTGTGAAGCTGCCCCAAGCTGACGAAGTCCTCCAGAATGCGAAGCGCGATGAATACCTGCTCAAGGGGAGGCTTCGCGCTGATTGCCTTCCGCAGGTCGACATCGGTATCGCCGTGCTCTTGGGCAAGCTCGTCCCACTCGATCTCCACCTCGGCCTCGGGCACGCCGTTGAGGGGGATCCCGTACGCATCCCACACCAGCTCGTCGAGCGTACTGAAGACCTGTTCCCCGCCGGCAAGCCCGTCCCAGATGCGCTGGCAGCCGACGCAGGTGTGAAACTGCTCGACCACGCCTGGCGAGGTAACGTGGCTGGGTCGTGTGCCCTCAAAGAGATGGTGCACCGTACCGGGGGGCAAGTCGCAACCGCATTCGATGCAGTGCACAACCCTGTCGCAGGTGAAGGCGCTGTCGTGATGCGGATTGAGAAAGCCGAATCCAGCATCGGTGTCCACGTAAAGGCAGCTAGAAAACATCACTTCCCTCCGAAGCTCTTGAGGTGCCACACGACGTAGTGCGCCAAGCTCGTGCCGGAAGCCCCTTGAACTTCCAACCCTGGGTGCCAGCCAGCATCACTTGCGGCTTTCGCGATGCCTTCCATCTGAGTCTCCAATTCGATCACCCAGCCAAGGGCATCCATTCGCTTCCCGTAAACGAGTGTTTGAAGCCTCACCCTTTCAGGGGATGCTACAAGATGAAGGCACTCGGTCTCGTCCGGGTTGGGATTGAAAGCGTCGGGGGTCTTCTCGACTCTCTCCTGAAGCACCTGAGAAGTTGCCTCACCATTGAATTTCGTCTTGTTGATTCTTGCCTGAAGCTGCCGGGATGCTTCATCACCACCCTCGGCCGAGATTCTTGCGCTATCGAGCCCGAGGGCGCACGCCTTGAAGTCCTCCCCCAGCCGCAGTTCCTCCCCCAGCTGCACGAGCTTTGCCGAGGGGTAGACCTCCGCTCCGCACAGGCACTTGTCCCGTCCGTGATGGTTGTCCACGACGTAGATTCGTCCGCAGTGGGTGCAGAAAACGGCTTTCATCGCTTCGCGCTTGATGCACGAGGACACGTAGTCCGCAAGTAGCAGACGCCGGTCCTCGGAATCCATGTGGACAGGTGGCCTCCATCCCGCGCCGATCGCGGCTTTCGAGATGATGTCCAGCTGCGCCTCCATGTAAAGGACCCACGAGGACTCGCCCATTGGGTGCCCGATCACCTCGATCATGATGGCTTTGCGTTTCTCGTTCCAGGGAACGGGAGAATCGAATCGACCCGAGCCCCATTCACAAACGTACGCATCGAGATCCCGACCGCCTGTCATCTGCGGCTTGGCGTCGGCCTCGATGGCCTCGACGTACGAAGGGGGCTTCCACCCCCTTGAGACAGCCTCGGACGCGATGACCGACAACATTCTCTCCATGGTGCCTACCCAAACATTCGAGGGCATCGTGGTGCCGCACACTCGCTTCTGCAGGTCCTCTCGGGTCTCTCCCCCGATTCTGTGGAGCGTCTCGTACGGAGGCATGTGCACAACGTGTGCTGTGGGCTTGCCCCATCCGCCCCCAGTTTGCATGAATGTCCCCAAGCTCAGACCGTTCCACCCATACGAATCTGACGTCCTGTGCAGAGTGGGCGTTACCCAACCGTTGGCCCGCGCAGAAGTAACGATCGCGGAAAGCTCCCGCTCCATTGCTTCTACCCACTCGGCATCCGTCAATTGGCTTCCGCCAACGAAAAGGCGTTCCCGAAGCTCCGTTCTAGCAATCCTCACGAGGAGGCTCTGCGTCCTCGCAAGGCTGTTCATCACGTACGCCCACAATTTTTGGCTCTCATCGGTTGTGGGGGGTTGCCAACCGGAATCGCAAGCGGCCTTCACGATGTGGGAGAGTTGATCCTCCATCTCAAGCACCCAGAGCCAGATGCCCGGGAATGTCATCCCGCCTGGCTGGGACGCGTTATCGAAGCTCCTCCCGCACATGGCTAGCTGAAGGTGCCTTCGGGACTCTCTGTTCAGTTCAAAGCTTTGAAGATAATCAACTTCACCGACGCATTCCTTGCCGCACGCCTTGAGCGCCTCGATCTCCTTCTCCTGCTCGGCGACGGTTGCGAGGGTGTCGGCGTGAGCTTTGAAGAGATCGCGGTGCGACTTCTGCGTCTCCTCAAGCTGAATCCGAAGCTGCCGTGCATCCGTCTGGGCATGCATTGCCGTGTCCTTGTAGCTCTCGATGGCCTTGCGATACCTTGAGAGGCGCCGGCGACTCGTCCGAAGAGAAGCGTTCAATCTCTCAACAAGTTGCATCGCGACTTCGAATTTCGTTCTCATCACTCCCCTTCTTTCGTACCTACGACCGTGTAGAAACGGTCGATTTGGAGCTTGTCGTCGAACCTCGCCACAGACCCCACGAGGTAGTTTTCCCATCCGAATCGAGCGGCCATGATGGCGACGCGGATGGGTTTCGCATCCATGGCGATCTGATCGGCTTGCTCCCGACTGATGCCCCACCTCTCGCACATCTGGATCACCCACACGATCCTGCCGTCGCTCAGCTCGCGAATGATTGGCTCGCACCATCGCACCCGGAAGAGTTCCAACATCGCCTCACCTCTCTTTTGCAAATCTCCGTGCTCGCCTCGCCGCCCAGACAATCGCTGCCCCAACGGTCACGTCCTTGTCTCGGACGCGGTCGTAGCTCCTGCCGCACGGGCCACACAGCAGGTGGCCGGCACGGCGTCTCTTCTCGCACACCAAGCACATTTCTCGACGAAATTCCCTCATCGTCGCCCCCGGCGAGCAAGCCATTCTTCCTTGGACGGAGGATGGAATGGGAGCTTCCCCGAGATGTCTGTCTCAACACCACACTCTTGGCACAAGAAAGTGTTGAAATACTCATCCGTCACAGGGGCATGGGTGCGGTACACGTCATCCATTTCGACCAGCAACAAGGCCAGGCAACCCCCACACCCGTTGCCCTCACCAGTGCAGATCAACTCCCTGGCCCATCCTACCTGGGGGCGGCCCTTGACGAGCGTCTTCATCGCCCCTGCTTCCTCCAATCCGGTATCAGCCGCACAGCGTCGTCGAAAGCGGTGGCAGCGTCCTCGTTGTTCTTGCCGTAGCACCCGGGCTCTGGGACGCCGTCTTCCCATGCACCCCACAGGATCATGGCTTTCACGAGCCTTGTCGCGATGCTTCTTGCTTCGTCCCGCTCCCTGGTGAGCGCTATTTCTGCATACGTGGGCTTCTTTGGATCCGCCTTCCGTGCCTGCGCTCGCTTCAGCGCAGCGATCCCGTCGTCGTCGCTGGTGGGTCCGGGGCAGCACGCAGAGACCTCGGAGCCGGTCGGCTGGGGGCGGGAAGCTAGCTGGCGCTCCAGCTCGGCCACTCGATCGTTTGCTGCCTGCCGCGATAGCAGTACCTCCTCAAGCGCGTCGTGACAGCATTCGTTGCAGTACCTCGTCGGCTCCTGATCTGGCTCCGTCATGAGATACTCTTCACCGCATCGAGCACAGACGGGCGGGTCTTCAATCGTGCTCACGCCGCAACCTCCTCTTCGATCTGGCTGGCCTTCCCGAGCAGCACACCCTCTCGCTCCCCGAGGTCCTCGCCCTTTGCCTTTCGGACTGCGATGGATTCGAATCTCATTGCTGCCTCCTGCTCCACTCTCGGCACTCTCGGCACATGTAGTGACCGTCGCCGTTGCAGTCCCCGCCAGGCAGACCCGAAACGAAGCGGTCGCAGCCTTCGCGAGCCCCCCTCGGTGTGTCCGGCCCCGCGAGCATGTCCCTGATCTCCCGCAGCGCGGCAGGTCCGTCGTGGATGCCCTGCTCACACTCGTAGGCGTACTGCTCGCACGCGTGGGCGATCTCGTTGCGTTCGCGCTCCAGTTCGGCCACCTTCGCGCGCCACGCGTCCGCCACTGTCTTGTCGTAGCCCTCTCGGATCCTGACGTGCATGTCGGCCTCGCGCTCCTCCGCCACGACATGAGCGCATTCGTTGCAATACCTCGTCGGCTCCTGATCTGGCTCCGTCATGAGATACTCTTCACCGCATCGAGCACAGACGGGCGGATCGGGCAGCCGCTCGGGCATGCTCACGACGGCCTCGTAGGCATCACGGGTCAATCGCATGGTCATCGCCTGCCTCGACTCTCTGGCGCAAACACCACGTACAGCGTGCATAAAGCTCATTGAGTAGTGCTTATACTTCATGCCACCCTCACCGCTCGAAACGGCAGCTTCGCCGCATCGTCAATCGCCATCTTCCGGGTCCAGCGCTTCTTGTCTCTCTCCCACCGGAAGCCCGCGTCTTTGGCAATGTCCCTGTCCTCGTAGGCAATCTTCGCTTCGAAAACAGCCTTGGGACGAAGACCTCGAGCAAGCAATTCCGAGACGTCGTGGCCGAGTTCCGCGACCCTGGTCATGAGTCGCGCCAGCATGAAGCAGTCGCCCAGCGCACGGTGCGGATCGACAACGCCGATCCCATGGTCGAGACAGAGCGAGACGAGGCTTGAGCCGGGCCTTTGCTCGAGTGGCCACGTCACGTCGCCACAAGTGTCGATCCAGGGCACCTTCGACGGAAACGTGTCGGGTACCCATTGCCGATCGAAGTCGGCGTTGTGAGCCAGCACGGCTTCGCAGCCACCCGCTCTGACACCAACCTCGCCCCAAACATACTCCGCGTCCATTCCACTGCTCTGCCTGAGCAGACCCACCGGAATATGGTTGATGCGCTCCTCGTCATTGCCGTCACTGTGGATTAGGCTCGAGAACGCCTCTACCATCGCATGGTGCCTGATCGAGTAGACGATGCAGCCAACCTCGATGCATTTTGCGCCCTGCGCCGGGTCCAGACCCGTTGTTTCTGTGTCAAGTATGCATACTAGGTCCATCTCAAATCCCCTTTCGCAGTGGACGCAGCCGGATTTGAACGGTGAAGACCGCCCACACCACCGACAAAACCCAGCTGACGGTGGTCATCAGTTCATCCCCCCCACGGGATCCTCTCCCTTGGCCTGCTGAGCCTCCGCAACCTTGAGCATCGCCTCGAACTCCTCGGACGTGGGGTCGAAGCCATGCTTCTTGAAAACCGAGCGAATGTCGTCGGCCAACGACACCATAGCCTCACCGCCGCTTCGGGGCGCACTGCGCCGATCGCTTTCGAGAGACTGGTACGGAGCCGGTCGGAGCACCCACCTGTACGTTGCCACGTCCACGCCTGCCTCATCCACAACAGCCATGGCGACCTGGGACCCGATTTCTCGAGCAATAACGAGGGCTGTGGCCTTGAACAGCCACTCGGCGGCATCCTGGCTCAGCGTTGCGCCATTCGGAATGCTCAAACCCGCGGAGTAGCGGAGTCGAACCGGGCGTCTCGGGCGCCTTTCTTCGGCAGGGCCTGCCACACCGTGATTCCTTGGACAATGGCAGGCGAACTCGACCTCGTCTACCACGGTCTTGACCACCGTCTGGTCGTATTCAAGCTTCGCCCCGAACTTCCGAAGCACCGCAAGCTGAATGCGTGCCGCAATGGGAGCCCCCCACGACGCCATCTCCTGCACGCTATCGCAGTCGGCAAGCTCCACAGTCGGGGACGGCATGAAGGCGGCGCTGGCGAAGTACAGCAGGCCCGTCATCTGCGCGTCGGCGCTGGCCCCATCCTCCCGGAGCTTGGTCGCCACATCCACGCTCACCTGGGCGAGCGTCGGCGAAGGCTGACTCCCAACCTCCCCCCCGAACGTGAAGCGGGACAAGGCGTGGGCGATGTTGGAGAGCGTGAGCATCTCAGGCCGGACATCGTCGAGGTTGAGGATCATGCGCCGCCTCCGAGCAGAAGCTGCTTTTGCTCATCCGTGACGTCGCCTCGGTTGTCCCGCCTCGCCTCCCACATGGCTTCCCACTTTGCTTGCGACGCCTTGCAGATCGCGACCACCTCGTCGAGGCTGTCGGGCAAGCTGTTGCTCATGGAGGTCAGGATGCGCACCGCGGCGTCCGCGTCACCGATCGCTCGGTGCTTCTGCCAGTTGTGCACGCCCCACCTGGCCGCGACGTGCTCGAGCGTGTGTCTGTCGGCGTCCGGGTTGAGGTAGAAGTCCAGAGCAAGGGTGTCGAGCGTCACGATGTTGTGAGCCCCCTTGAGCATGTCGGGAGACAGAAGCCCCGCCGCCACGGCCCGCCGGAACTCCTGCTTGAGCATTCGGCTGTCAAAGTTCACGTTGTGACCGCATCGGACATCCGACTGCATGAGGGCGGTCTTGATGTACTGGAACTCCTCAGGGAAAGTCTTGGCCTTCTCCAGATCGGCCCACTCGATCTTGTTGACCGCCATCGCCTCGCGAACGCTGGGAGCGTTCCAATCGACTTCCGGGGGCCGCAGGAAGATCTGATAGGAAGTGACGACCTTGCCGCTTTCCTGCAGAACGGCACCGAACTCGAGGATGCGAGCATCCTCGCCCACTCCCGTGGTCTCCGTGTCGTAGCCGAGCAGCCTCTTTGCCCATTCACGCATTTTTGCCTCCAAGAACGTACAGGAGTTCCTTCGTTTTCCCACGCGTAGCGGCGTCCTGGCTGACGCTGCGGTACGCATCAAGCTCAACCTTCTTGGCCCCCTTCACCGAAAGAAGGTGCGGGTCGTAGATAGGGGCTGCGCTGGCGGACTGGCTGACCAGAACCCTGGCCCCCCTGCGGGCCACCTCGGCGCACTGCTGGGCGAGCCCTTCGTGCCTTTCGGGAGAATAGCCGGCGTTCGTGTACCTGCTGAAGGTACCGACGTACGGGGGATCAACGTACGCCACGTCCCCAGGCGCAACCTGCTCGAGCTTGGTCGCTACGTCCCCCACGCACAGGTGAAGAAGGCCAACCCCTGCACGCTGCATCGCGTTCGACGGGACAGGAAGCTCCCACTCCTCTGCGAGAATCGACTGCTTGTCACGCTTGCCCCACGATGAATTGAGGCGGCCGTCGGTAGCGATGCGCCACAGGCCGTTGAAGGAAGCCCGGTTGATGTACAAAAACCAGGCTGCCGCGTCAGCCAGCCACGCAGTGAGCATTTCCTCTTGCCGGCCCCTCTGCTCGAGGAAGTGCTCGTTGGAGTGCGCATCGGCATGATCCCGCAGTCCCATCATGACCGCATAAGGGGTGTCCATCACCCCCTGCCAAGCCCGCATGAGGTAGATGTTCGAGTCCGACAGCCGCGCCCCATGAATCTGCCCGCACTCGAGAAGCCGGATGAACAGGGCCCCGCCGCCGAGCATCGGTTCGTGGTACGTCTGCATCCACGGCGGGACGTGCTGCTGAATGGCTTGGGCAAGTCGCCTCTTGCCCCCCAGCCATCGGACGAACGGCTTCATGTCACGCCTGGCCTCCCTTGGCAGATACGGGCGTCATCGAAAGCACGTCGTCGAGGTGCGACTTGCCGAAGTCCGCGGTCTGCTTGGCGGTCATCCCGAGCCCCTGCATGATCGCGAGACCGACAGGAAAGTACGGGTCCACGTCCTCGCTCTGCGGGCTCACCTGCTCAGCCATTCGGCGGCACACGCCCGCCATCCAGGCAAGGACCATGGGAAGCTGCGCAACCGCCTTCTCGCTGAAGGCAGGGTCGCTGGCGCACACTTCTCGAAACGACTGGTCACCCGACTCCCCGAGCGCGCCCGCAAGCTGCTCCAGGGAGAGAACCTCCATACCGGAGCCTTCGATGGGCGAGGAAGGATTCACAGCCCCAAGCGTGTTGGGAACGTAGACCAAGTCGGAGATCACGATCGGCTTGTCCTGGTTATCCAGTTCTGCGATCTTGCCAGCGAGCTTGTGGAGGCATTCGGAAACGCTCTCCCCTTCGCACTCGTGGTTGAGGGCAGAGGCTTGGTAGCGGACCTCTTTGTCCGCCTCCGCAAAGATGGTCACCTGGCCGATTTCATACTTCTTCATTTTCGCCTTCCTTCAGTTCCTGCCTTCGCTTGAGCCTTCGCCACGCGGTTCGACAGAACCCGTAGGCATCGGCCAATTCATCGCCGGTGAACCAGTCATCCTGGTGGATGAACCCGCCCGAGATGTCCTGAATTTGCCTTCGCCTGACAGGGTCCGGCGCGTTTTCTCCTTGGCACCATCGGTACACAGTGGGGCGCGACACCCCAAGCTTGCGGGCAAGCCACGCCTGGGTCCGGTCACCGACGAGCCACAACCGGAGCCGGGAGACTGCCGGCACCTGCGTGACGTTTCTGGTTTGCATGGGTTCACAGCGTGGGGCGCGAGGCGCTTTCTGTCAACAAAATAGTTTGCAGCCTCGCAACTTTTTCTTGTACGCATTCGGCTACCTGCCGCCGGTTTTGATCACCAGTTCGAAGCCCGAATCGAGCCATTGAAAAATATCCATTGCCCGTCCAATAAGTTACGGTCTTGCATCACACGGGCATCAACTTTTTTGTTGACAGGGTGTTACGATGCCGTATAGTCGTTCGCAATGCTCTCGCTTGCCCAACTCAAGATGCGGCAGACCGGCATCACGGCCACAGACATCGTCAAGATCGTCGGGGAAAACCCGTGGTCTTCCGCCTCCTCCGTCTACGAGGACAAGTTCAAGTCCGAGCAGGAGCTTCTCAAGGGGGCCACGGACATGGAGGACCGGGCACTCAACGGCCAGGTGTTCGAAGCGGCCCTCGCCAAGCGATACCTGCTCGATCTTCCCTTCCCCGCGGACATCTACGAGTCCGACCTCACCTTTCGGGCAACCGACTGCCCGTGGGCCCTTGCAACGCCCGACCGCTTCGTCTTCGCCGGCACCCCCGACGAGACATCCCCCAGGATCCAGCGAGGCGACCCGGCTGACTGGCTGCTCGAGTGCAAGCTCGTCGGCACCAGAGCCGCCAAGGGATGGGACATCGACGAGGCCGAGGCCGAGATCGATCAAATCCCCCCGTACGTCTACACCCAGGTGCAGTGGCAGATGCGCGTCCTTGGCTACCAGCGCGCCGACGTCGCTGCCCTGCTGTACGGGACCACGTTCCGCCGGTTCCGCGTGGAGAGGGACGAGGAATACATCGCAACCATCTCCGAGATCGCGAGCGACTTTTGGAACGACTGCATCGTGGCGCGTCGCCCCCCACCGCCCGATGGCACCGAGGAGTACAGCCGGTTTCTCAGCCGAAGGTTCCCCTCCGTTCTCACCAGCGCCATGATCGAGACCCCGTCTGGGGCGGTGGAACTCGTGCGCCGGTACGACACGTTCCGCCGGATGGAGAAGGAGGCGCGGCTTGAGAAGGACAAGGCCGGCCAGGCGCTTCAGATGCTGGTCGGCTCCGCCCTCGGCTTTCAGGGGCCGTGGGGATCGGTCAAGTGCACGTCCAAAAGGGGGCACGTCGACATGAAAGCCTTCTTGAAGGCGCAAGGAATAAGCGAGGAAGTGGTGGAAGCGTTTCGCAAGCCGCCAGAGAGGTCGCTGTACGTCAGAGTGGCAAAGACCAAGGAAGAGGTGTTCTGATGAGTCGGACGGAGGAATTCGGAGCGGAATCGAGGGGGCAGACTTTTCACTACCTGCCCGAAAAGCTCGTGATCGTCACGGAAAAGCAGCACCCTTTGTGGGATCCAACGGCCGAGGACCCACCGCCCGATGAGCTTGTGATCAACATCGAAGACGAGGAAGCCGTTCTCATCCCCATCCTCGTTCGAAAAAATGGCATGAAGCGGGGCAAACCAATCATCGAGGTCATCGACGGGCGCAACCGCGTGAAGGCTGCAGTGATCGTCAACAAGCGAAGGAAGGCGAAGGGTCTCGAACCTCTTCTCGTGCCCGCGGTCTACCAGCGCATCGACGACAACGTATCGATGACTCGCATGGTCATCGCCAACGAGCAACGCAAGAGAGAAGACCACGTCACCCGAGCCCAGAAGCTCGACAGGTGGCTCAAGGTCAACGCAAACGACGAAAAGCGGGCCAGGCGCGTGTTCGGCCTCAAGACGTGGCAGATGCAAACGCTGCTGCAAGTGCTCGAGATGGACCCCGAGGTGCAAGCCGCCCTCAAGGCCAAGTCGATCACGCTCGCCATTGCCAAGACCCTGTCGGAACTTCCTCGCGGAAAACAGCACGACGCGCTGGCCTCGGTCCTGGCAAGCGGCAACGGCAAAGGGAGAGGCAAGGAGGCGAGCGCAAAGGCCAAGGAGAAGACCAAGGAGTCCTCCCGCCCCAAGGTCAAGACGTACAAGCGCCTGGAATCGGCCTTGGATTCGGCCAGCTGCATGCCCAAGAGCGACTACCAGGCAGGCGTCCTTCACGCCCTCGAATGGATGATGGGCAAACGCGAGGTCGCCTGGGCCGAGCAAACCCCAAAGGCCGCCGCAAAGAAGGGGGAGAAATGAAGATCGTCGTCGGCGGGAGCCGTTTTCAGAAGAGCGCGAGCTTCGTTTTCCAAGCGCTCGACGCGATCCACGCTCGCCAGCCCATCACCCGCCTGGCCCATGGAGCGTGTGAGGGGACCGACCTTCTTGCGCAGGAGTGGGCCCTTTCCCGCGGGATAGAGAATTCCCCCTACCCCGCGGACTGGAAGAAGTGGGGCAGATCGGCAGGCCCGAAGCGAAACTCCGAGATGCTCGCCACAGAGCGCCCCGACGTAGTCATCGCCTTTCCTGGTGGAAAGGGGACGGCAGATCTCACACGAAGAGCCGAATCGCGGGGCATCCCCGTGATGAAGGTCGCACGCTACAAGGTCGAGTAGGAAAGGGAACCCATGTCAAATCTCGTCGTGTCCGAAACCCGCGAAGTCGTTCGAGCCCAGCTGATCGACGCTCGCCACATGATCGCTCCGGTGCTTCCCGCGCACGTCGATTTCGATACGTGCGTCGCCACCATGTACAAGCACATGTTCGAGAACCCCAGCTTGTCGGAGTGCACCCCGGCGAGCCTTTTCTGGTCGTTCGTCCAGGCGGCCGAGGTGGGGCTGAGCGTGGGCGGGTTCTTCGGCGAGGGATTCATCATCCCCTACGGCAGCTCCCAGAACCCCAACGCTCCCAAGCGAGCCCGCTTCATCGTCGGGTACAAGGGGCTGCTCAAGCTGTGCTACCAGAGCCCGCTCATCCGACGCGTGGACGCCTACATGGTTTACGAGAAGGACAAGTTCGTGCCCAACCTCGGTCGAAACGACGTGGACTACGAGCCGTACCTGGGCCTCGACCAGCCCGGAAAGCCCGTGGCTGCGTACGTGCAGATCGAGCTTTCCAGCGGTGCGATCAAGCATCACGTCATGCCGATGTGGAAGCTCGAGGAGGTGCGAAAGAACGCCCCCGGACTTCGCAAGAAGGATCACCCGTGGAACACGCACCCGCTCGAGATGTACCGGAAAACCGGCCTGCGAGCAGCCCTGAAGGACGCTCCCAAGAATTCGGAGATGGACCGAGCGCTCGAAAGGGCCATCCGCATGGACGAGTCCACCGATTCCGAGAGGGCGTACGAGGACGTTCCGAGCCTCCCCGGTCTCGATGAGACGCCCTCGCCGACAGGAAGGGTGCAAGCGACCAAGGATCGCGTCCAGTCCCGAAGGACCTACCGGGGCCAGCCGACCAAGGCGCAAGCGGAACTGGAGGACATCCCGGATGCCGAGACAGAGCCGTACGTGGAGCCGGCCCAGCCCGTGAAGCAGGCGGCCCCTGCCGCCCCCCAGGCGGCCCCTGCCGCCCCCCAGGCTCCCGCGCCAGCGCCCCAGCCCGTCCGTCCGCCCGCGGCTCCCCAGGCGGCCCCTGCCGCCCCCCAGGCTCCCGCGCCAGCGCCCCAGCCCGTCCGTCCGCCCGCGGCTCCCCAGGCGGCCCCTGCCGCCGCCCCCGCGGAAGAGCCACAGCACGAGCTGGCAGGGGAGTCGAGTGCGGTGCTCTCCGACGGCGAGGACTTTTTCGGTTGACTCCCACAATTGAGGTCGTCGCGATAGTCCTCGCGCTCGCGGCGATCATCGTGCTCCTTTCTCGGAGGTAACCGTGACCATCAGGTACACAACCGCCAGCTGGAACCCGATCGTGGGGTGCTCTGCCATCGCAGCGGGCTGCGCTCATTGCTACGCTGCCAGGGAAGCTTCCACGCGATTGGCCCACCTCCCCGACTACGCGGACCTTGCCAAAGACGGCAAGTGGACCGGCGTTGTTCGCTTCCGACCGCAAAGAGCGTTCGACCCCATCAGGAAGCGCAAACCGCAGACGTACTTCGTTTGCAGTACCAGCGACATCTTTCACCCAAGCGTCGAACGACCTTGGATCGACAAGGTGTGGGCCACGATGTCGCTCAGCCCACACCACACGTTCGACGTTCTCACCAAAAGAGCCGAACGGGCGGCCGAATACTTGTCCGATCCCGAGCTTGGCAGTCGGCTCCGATTGTGGATGCAGGACATCCAAATGCAGTTCCCGAAGCACCCGTGCAGGACCATCGAGCTTCCCGACCTGTCTCTCAAGCCACTTGCCAACGTTCGGCTGGGAGCCTCCGCATCGACGGCGAAGGACCTGAAAGAGCAGGTGCGATGGCTCAAGCAAGCTCCCGCAAGGGTCCGGTGGCTCAGCCTCGAGCCCCTGCTCGAGCCGATCTCGCTCGCCGCCGAAGGCGTCCTGCCCCACATGGCGCAGTGGGTCGATACCGATCCCTCCCCCTCGGGCAGGCAACAGGGTCGGTGCACGGTCTGCGGCCGGGTCTCGCCGGGGTTCGAGAAGGTTTGCAGCACGTACGGCATGATCGACAGTCTCATTGACTGGATCGTCATCGGCGGCGAGAGCGGGCCCAAGGCCAGACCATTCAACATCGAATGGGCGATGACGATCATCAAACAGGCTCGGTTTGCGAATGTGCCCGTGTACATGAAGCAAGTCGGCGCCAATGCTTGGCTGGGAAACAAGTTCTTCCGAACCGTTCATCCAAAAGGTGAGGACCCAACCGAATGGCCCAAGGAACTCTTCGTACAACAGGAGCCTCGAAATCGATGAAAATTCTTCTTGCATTGATATTGCTCCTTACATCCTGCTGCTGCGAGGATGCACCGAAAGCCAAATCGAGTCGGCCGCCGACCATCCCATCCAAAACCTCAACTGCGTACGTCTTACCCGCCGCTGTTTCGCCTGTTGCGACTGCAACCACAGCCCGTAAGCCCCACCCTGCACCAACGCGGGCTTCAACCGGCAGGGTCAGATGCTGCGATGGTACGCTTTCCCCATCTTGCACATGCGGTGGGAGCAAACGTGGCTGCTGCTCCCGTCATGGTGGCGTTTGCGGCTGCGACTGAAGCGTGATCGAATTCGTTTCCCCTATCGTCGGGAGTTGTGCTACTTCATGCCTCACACCCTCATCTAGGAGTTTTTACACATGGCAAAAGTCGCTTCCGACACCGCTGCTACCCCTACCGTTGACACGCAGGCTCTTTTCAGCACGTTCATGGAAAAGTCCGGCTGGTCTTCGGAATCCATCGACGACGCACGCGCGCAGCTTTCGCGTCGCGCCGAGAGCATCGCCGATCAGGTCAAGGAGCTTCAGAGCAAGCTCGTGACAGTACAAAAGGAGCTTGGCGACCTCGAGAACCGAGAGAAGATCGCGAAGACCTACCTCTGCGAGATGGCGCAGGCCATGGGCAAGTTCGCCAGCGAGAAGGTCATCCTGACGGCGATGTTCGAAGCGTTCCCGTCAGCGTCACCCAAGCGATTCGGCAAGCCGGCGGGGCGCTTCACCGACGAAGAGTTGGCTCGCGTGCTGGAGACCATGAGCCCGGTGGGCGACACAGTCACCGCCATTGCCCTGAGGACGGGCATGGAGACGAAGAGGGCGTCTTCGATCCTCAAGCGCCTCCACCAGGACAGACGCATCACCGTCAGCGGAGAGAAGAGGGGCACGAAGTACCATCTCGTCCCCCTGAACGCAGCCGGACAACCCCGAGGCCCTCTGGCCTGAGTCCCCGTAGCTCAAAGGATAGAGTAGCGGTTTCCTAAACCGTCCGTTGCAAGTTCAAGTCTTGCCGGGGACGCCCCATGGAGAAAGCATGCCTCTTTTCAAGGTTCACGTCACCACAGAAGTCATCGTTCAAGCCAAAGATGAAGATGCTGCTGTGCAGTGGGTATCCGAAACCCAGGAATATCCCCCACGCATGGCGGGACGCGCTTCCCTGGGGCGACTGCGACAACGACCAGACCACCTGCGAGAAACTACTCGTAGCCCAGCTGGACCCGTCGGCGCCACCTTCCGATGTGCTTGTCCCAGGCGGTCGTGATGTCCCGTAGGACGGCCCTCTTCGTCTTGGCATCAGCGTACTTGAGCATGGTGGCGATGTTCGGCGCCTCCTCGAGAACCTGCCTCCACAGATGCATGGGGAAGCCAGCGTAGTCCCGCGGCCCCTCGTCGAGCCACAGCTGCTTGAGCCGCTCGTACGCTTCCCGCTTCAGGGGCTCGAACTCTCGAGGGTCCGAAGCGTAAGCTTTCTCCCAAGCTTTCATTTCCCACGGCAGCACCATATCCCGCGGGTCCGCATGGCCAAGATCGTCCTGCTCACCGCGGCTGTTCGGGTCCAGCCAGTGAACGATCTCGTGCACGAGGATGGCTCGGATCGTGTTGTAGATCTTCGCCCCGTAGCCCTCGCCTCTGAGACGCCTGGGATTGTCGTCCGTGTCGATGGAAGCCCAGTTGAACATCACCCGGATGACCGAGCTTCCATCCCTCTTCGTCTCCGCATCCCCGAGCCAAGAGGCCGCCCTAGGCTCGTTGATCACCCAAGCCTCCACGGTCGCATGCACAACCCGCCCGTCCGCAGACCGAGCGCGAAGCTCGTCCGACTTCACGCACTGCCCTTGCCAGTCCGGGTCCACGTCGATGTCGTAGTACTCGTCCCTGTCGAGGGTCTCATCGGGGTCGTACGCCTGGAGGGTTTCAAGGTCGATGGGATAGGTCCGGCCTCGCTGCGTGATGACGTGCGGGGCGACGCCCTCACGGGGGTCCTCCGGGTGCGGGAGCCACCACTTGATCGCGTCGTACACCCACTCGGTCATCTCGTCGATCACCCGGGCAGAAGGGATCGTCACCAGGCCGTTTCGTTTCATCGGACCATTGTCGCTGGACGGGTCTCGCTTGTCACGGGCCCATGCTTCGCATACCCTGCGCACATGCCAAGCACATCCGATGTCAAGACGATGATGGACGAGCGGTACGCCGCCGGCACCGCCTACAAGTCCGCCCTGCCCTTCGACCTGCTCCGAGGCAACAACATCCGAGACACGACGCTGTCGCTTTGTGACAGGTTCGGAGAGGTGATCAACCCCACGGTCAGGACCCTAGACGTGGGAAGCGGCCAAGGGGGCATCGCCGCCTTCTGGCCCCACCACAACATCGTGGGAGTCGAGATCAGCGAGGTGGCCGTCAAGCTCGCCCGAGAGGCGTATCCGGCCGTCAAGTTCGTGTGCTGCGCGATCGAGAAGTTCGAGCTGGGCGCCGGCATGGCCCCGTTCGATCTCGTAGTGGCCCAGGAAAGCATCGAGCACTGGACGGACGTGCCCAAGGGGCTTCAGGCGATTCACCAAGCAATGCGCCCGCACGCCACGTTCGTTCTCACTACGCCGAACCGCGACAGCCTCCACAACCGCATCCGCCGCAAGCTCGGCAAGGGGGAGGCGCCCTACTGCTCGACCGACCACGTCCACGAATTCGGTTTCCAGGAGTTGATCGACACGGTCCAATCGCACGGCTTCACGCTCGAGAAGTCCGCGGGCGTGGGCCTGCTTCCCTACTGGACGCTGGAGGACGTCTTTGGAAGCCGCATCCGAGAGCTCACGGACGCGGACGAGGAGGTGGTCGAGTGGTTCGAAACGATCGGGCGAAGCGCGCCCCCGGAGTTCTGTTTCATCCAGGCGCACCGCTTCCGGCGGTCAGTCGTCGAAGTAGTTGGACCCTGAATCGTCACCCTCGGGCGGTGGAGGGCCGCCAGGGGACGAGGGCACAAGAGGCGCGTAGAGGGCCTCGGAGGCAGGACCGGGGGCAGAGGGCGCCGGTGAAGGCATCGGTGCGCTGGTGGGCACACTGCGGGGCGGCGGCGGGTCGTCCTGGTACCCTCGACCGCCTCGCCGCTCCGCCCTGCCAGTCACCTGCTCGACGCTCATAAGCGGTCGGATGATGTCGGGCCGGAAGTTGTACATGGTGAGCTTCTGATCGCCGAATTCATGCTGGTAGCTCTGAATGGTGCCCCGCATGAAAACGGGCATGCCCTTGATGCAGCGGTCCACGCCCGCGCTTCGCACCCTCTCTCCGAAGACGGCCACGCGAACCCACGTCGTCACTTCTTCGAACTCGCCGGTGTACCGGTTCTTTCTCGGGGTGTTGATCGCGACGTTGATCGTCGCTCGATCCTGGCCGTTTCGCATCTGACCGTACTCGCGGTCTTGCGCAACCGTGCCCACGAACTGAAAACTGATGTCCCCGTACATAGTCACCTCTCTTGGTTGGATTCGTCCCACATTTTCAAGCAGTGTGACGCAAGCACTCGAGCTGCCTCGTCCATGTGATTCTCGTCCGCTTTGCAGGGGTCAGGAATCTTCGCTCCCAGCCTTCTTGCCTCCGAAAGGGGGGCCAGGATGCGAGGAAGCGTGCCCTCGTCCTCCGCTTCATGCCTGAGGCCCACGGCAACCTCGGCGAGCATCTCAATGAAGAGGGCCCGGTTGTCGTCGTTGAACTCGTCAAGAGGCATGTCCCCGAGCGGGGAGTCCTCGACGAACTTCGTCCACTGGGCCAAGTTCGAAGAGTCCGCGGGCGGCTTGATCATGTCTTCGTCCCACCGCTCGCCCACGGTTGCGTGCAGGTAGACGTGGCTGTAGACGGCGAGGGCTGCCCAGACGCGAGCGCGCACCTCGGCTTCATCGAAAACGTACTTGTGATTGGCCTTCTGCCCCTTCTCGTCCTCGTAGTCGGGCTGCCCGAGGGTGTGCTCCTTGTCGAGCATGTGGCCGATCTCGTGGCCGATGGATTCGAAAAGTGCGTAGAAGCCGTACACGGCCGTGTCCATCAGGCCGTGCGCGCTCCACCTGCGGTTGAAAAGGACGCTGATGACGCCAACGTCCTGGTCGGCCTCCGCTTCCACGGCTTCGTCCACGAGGTCACCGGCCTTCTCCCAGTCGAGCCCCGCCTCGACCACGACCACGTCCTCGTCCACGATCTCTTCGGACACGAAGCTCAAGACCACGCATGGGACGGGTTTGCCGTCGGTGTCCGGCACCTCGGCAGACACGAGCATGTCGCCGCCGTCGTCTGGGGGGTGGGGTTTGAAGATGCCGCCGGCCGCAGAGGCGACCTTGCCTGCGTGCAGCATGAGCACGTCGGCAGCTAGGTCAGCAATACCGCAGAGGTCGTCGAGATTGGGGGGGGGCAGAAGGTCAACGGTGGGGATGGGAGGCTGATAGGCGTGTCGGTCCATGGGTATCTCCTTGGCCCGCTTACTCGCGGTCGCCGAATCCGCAAGCTAGCACACGCTTATCGCATGTCAATCATGTTCTACGCATCCCCTTCCACCACGATCACGTACAGGGTCGAGCCGCAGTGGCAGTTGCGAAATTCGCCCTCCTCCCCCCATGGGAAGCTCTGCGTCCCGCAGATGGGAAGCTGCTCCCAGGTTCTTCGGGTGTACGACCTCCCGCAGCATCGACAGACCTTCGGGAAGGACTGCGCCACGTAGCCGAGGACCTCGTTGTGGTTGGGCAGGTACCCCCTGCTCTTGGCGACCCAGTAGCCCCCGAGGATGCCAGCTGCCACGAGGGCGAGAAGGAGGACCGCAACCCCCGCGCTCCCCTCGCCTGAGATCGAAGGCAATCCCGGCAGCAAGGGTCCTGCACCCCGGTGGCCGGCCATCCACGGCACCCCGTACAGCTGCATGAACGGCCTCGCCAGATCGTTGGTGTGCCAGCCGTGGGGGTCCTTGACACCCTTGCCCTCGTAGTGGAACCAGTACAGCTCCCCCGCCCGAAAGATGCGGTCAGGCTTGGGGACGCCGGCAGGGATGTCCGCGCTGGCCTCGGCGAGGCTTCCGACGGCTTCCCGCCAGACGTTGCCGAAGCACTTGGCTCCGCTCGTGAGGCTGAACTTGGTGCCCTCGTACTTGCTTCCCGCCGGCCCCCAGTACGAGATGTCCTGGTCCCATGGCCCGTTGGTCGTGACGGTCATGCGGGCCTTGCCAGCCACGGCTCGTTTGGCAAAGGCCAGCAGCCCCTTCTTGGCCGCGGTGGCACCGGCGCCCTGGAAGCACGCGTCCGCGAGGTGCACGTAGTCCACCTGATCGGCCTGCGCCTGCAGAAGCGGGTCCAGAAAACCGTGGAAGGCGCTGAAGCCCCCGAAGCCGATGCTGCCTCGCTCGGTGACGCCGGCCTTCGCAAGCAGCGACCCGACAGGATCAGCCCCGAGGGTACTGAAGAACGCCCCGTTGCTCGAGCCCTCGAGAGGCTTGCAGAAAACCTTGGTGGGCCGCTCCCAGGCGAGCTTTTCGGCGGTCGAGCAGTACACCGGGCCGCCCCAGTAGAAGAAATCCGTCATGGGGAGGGATTGTACGCGACCACCCCAAACCTGTCAGCCCTACCTGCCGTTGATAGGGAGGTCGTGCTCAAGGAAAGAAAAGAAGCGGCCGTGCGAGATGATCATGTGATCAACCAGAGTGAACCCCGAACACTTGAGAACGTCGGCGAGTGCCTTCGTCATTTGGATGTCCTCTTTGGATGGCGTCTCGTCGCCACTCGGGTGGTTGTGAACGAGCACGCATGCCGCAGAGGCGGTGAGAACAAGCACCTTGAGGACGGACTGGACCTCAAGCCCCGCGGAAGCTCGACCACCAATGGCCGCCTCGTAAATCGCGGTCACGTCATTTCTGGCGTTGAGGGCGAGCACGACGATGTGCTCCTGATCGTGCCATCCCAGGTGCCTCACCAAATTGAAAACGTCGTCGGCACAGCTGATTGAAGGGAGTTTGCCCTTCGGGTCGAAGCTCGTGCTTCGCAGCAGCACCGTCCGAACCAGCAGCCCCTCGTAGCCACCGTACAAGCTCACGGGCTCCCCGGAGTACCATCGCTTCCGCTTCGGGGGGTTCGCACGAGCACCCTTGGGCTCCTCGTCGCGGAGAAGTTCAGGGGGCACGAAGATGACGTCGTCCGCGATGCCTTGAATGGGGTTGGGTTTTCGCATGATCAGATCCTCTTGAACGCCCACACGTCATCTTCGTCCCGAGCACGGAGAAAGTCACGCGCTGGAAGGGTGACCCAGGTTTCCATCACGGCATCGATCGTGACGTGGTGCATGGCGATCGCATCACGCGTCCAATTTCGCCGTATGTGAGCCTGCATCTCTCGCAGGCGAGGCGTGTTCAGGCACCACACCTGAAAGTCCTTCCACCCGGCAACGCGAATGGCTCCCTGCCGTAGGGCTACTTCGATGGCAAGAATTTCCCTGGCGCGAGAACCCTGATAGTCGTCATCATCTGGCGCATCGGTAAGATAGGCTGCAAACCTTTCCACCGCCCAATCAGCATGGCCATACTCGTCTAATTCGAAGTCGCGGTTTTTGAAAACCCAAAACCAGCCCTCGTCTTGCTTTGAATCGTCATCGAACTTCACGATATTACCTTGCCAGCTTGTGGGCAGCGAGCGCAACCAGGGCGAGCGCGACCGAGGCGGCCGGGATGGCGTACTCCGGGTTCGCCCTCGACCACTCCCAGGCGACCAAGGCCGGGTTCGTGTCATCCTTGGCCGCGGGAATCTTGATGGGCTTGGCGACGCGAGCTTGCATGAGCTTGGTCAGGTTCGCGGTGACCGTCTTGGTCTGCTGGGCCTTCGCCAGTCCCCTCTCAAGCAGGCTCACGGGAAGGACCGTCATCGACGAGCCAGAAGACGCGGCCGACACGAGGGAGACCGAAGGGGAGACGAGAGGCATCATCGGAGCAAGCTGCGGAGACGAGGCCGCCACCTCGCGGACGATCTTGTCCACGGTCGCCAAGACGGCCGGCTCGATGCGGGCGATTCGGTTCTCGACGAAAAGCTTCAAGACCAACTCGGCGAACACCTCGACGTCGTTCTGCGTGCAGCTGGTGCAAACGTTTTCCCACCCGTACGCAAACCAGTTGCCCCCGTCGAGCCTCACACGCTTGCCCTTCTTTGACTGGCGCCAGGCGGCCTTGGTGAAGCCGAACTCGCCTAGCTTGTCCATGAACGACGCGTAGAAGTGCTCGCGAGCTGCGGTCTGCGCGGTGGCGGCCAAGGGGACGTCCCACGGGGGCGCAAGGCAAGTGAGCCAGAAGTCGCGTTCGCTCTTCGCGATCATCAAGTTCGTGAGAAGCTTCATCGTCTGGTAGACGTCCCCGCTTCGCTTGTCGTACGCCTTCTGCGCCGAGGAGACGGCTGCCTCCTTGCTCGCCCGCATCTCGTGCCACCGCTTGAACCTGTCGTTGGCCCAAGCGACCATCTGCGCGTCGCCTCGGGGCGCGCCGAGGCTCGCTGTCGTTCTCACAGCCGACTGCGCGTCCCACAGGCCCCGGACGGTCCCGTTGACGGCGTCGTTGGTCATCTTGACCGCTTGATGGAATACCGCGTGCTTCTTGCTGACTGAAAATTTGCCCTTCTCGTCTCCCCCCGAAAGAAGACTCAGGGCGCCGCCGAGCGGTTTCAGGATGAAACCAAGCCCCTGGCCGAAGGTGAGGATGTTCACCAGCCCATCGAAACCAACCCCCAGGGTCGCGTACTCGATGAGAGGCTTGATCGTCGGCCACGCCAAGTCCACGAGGATGGGGGCGAAGCGAGAGCACAACCCCGTGACCGCCCCGGCCCCCGCGGTGTAGTACGTGCACGCAGCGTTTGCCGCCAGGATGAGTCCTGCCTTCGCGCACTTGTCCGTGTCGTTGGATTTCGCGCACTCGGCCGCCAGCCGGAACACCTCCGGGCTGATGCCCGCCTCGGCCGCCAGGTAGTTGAGCGCCTGCTGCTGCGCGCACTGCTGTGGGTTGTCCAGGCACCCTCGGATGTCGCCAACCGGGATGCCCGTCTCGTTGGAGAGCACCTGCGCCAGCTGGTCCTTGGCGTAGCTCGTGGCGCACGACTTCGGGTCCTTCGCGCAGCCGAGGACGGCATCGTAGACCTTCAGGTACTTTTGCGCGTTCGGGTCACGCTTCGCGTACTCCTCGATGACCGCTCGGCTGGTATCGCTCATGTCGTCTCCAGAAAACTTCTCACGGTCCCAAGGTACGAGACCATGGGAAAGTTCGGGCCCGGATCCGTGTGCGTCGTCTTCGCCTTGTAGAAGGGGCTTGTCCGCGCGTTTCGGGTCTTCGCCAGCGAACACGCCTTGGTGACCTGGGCATGGGTGGTCACGCCCCGCTCCCCTCGGAGAAGACCCTCGGCGTCCACGTAGATGACGGGGATGTGGTGACGCTCACAGATCCGAGCGCAGAGCACCGCGCTTCGCTCCAGGACGGCCCTCGAGTACACGTCGTCCCACTGCGAAGGCGTCTGCGAGGCGTAGCCTGCGTGCTCGAGATGGACGCCGTTGTGGTTGGAGCCAGGGGCCGCCCACGCGACGTCTTGTTCGCGAACGCACTGGATCGTGGTCGCATCATCGATGCAGTAGTGAGCGCTGGCCTTCGGGGCGTCCTTGGAGGCAAACCACTGCGCAACCCCCCGAGCCGTCCCGGGCTTCTCGGGAGCCTCCATGGTGTGGATGACGACGAGATCAATGGCCCGTCCCGCGGCCGGGGTGTAGTTCACGGCCTGCACGTAGTTCGACAGGACGGCACCCACCGGCTTGGTGGGCATCTCTTCCTCTTCTTGCTCCTCGCCGAGCAAGGGGACACGCCTCGGATCGGGGGAGAGGTCGGTTGCGTCACACTCATCGGGGGTGAAGAAGGGAAGGTTCGGGTGCCGGGAGAATTCCAGCACGCCCTCGTGAGAGATGAGGCCGCAGAGTTCAGGGTCTCGGAGAACGTTCGCAACGCGCATCGGCACGCCGTTGACGAGCATCATCGCGCCAATGGGAACGAAGGTCTGCGAGTAGTCGCGATGGAACTGGTTGTGCCGAGTGCTCACGGGCTGCCAGAGGTGCTTCCCCGTGACCGACAGAGAGGGGGCGCCAGAGGCGAACCACCCGTAGTTGGCACAGTCGCACGGGCATCCCGGGGGCTGACCGGCGATGGACTTGGACAACACCCACCATTTTCCGACGTTGCAGACAAGCTCGGGCTCGCCCTCAATCGAGGCTTGGATGCGGTCGCTGTGGGCGATCATGGCCGTCATCCCCATCATGCTCACGACGACGCTCTGCCCCTGCCTGTCGTGGACGTGAACCCGCGCGCTCGCGTCGGGGGTGTAGGTCTTCGGGGTGACCCGAAGGCTGGCCTGCTCCCAGATGCGATCGATGATGAGGGGGGTGGGCATCTGCAGACCGAGGGCGTCGCACAGCATCTGCGCCCCGCGGCAGCTGACGCTGATGCGGATGGGGCCTTGGGGATGCGCAAGCCGAAGGGCATCAGAGGCGACGGCTACGACCCCGTGGTTGCCGCCGTGCTTGACCGTGACGCCCACCCACTTGATGGGCACTCTCACCTCGGGGTTGAGGCAAAGCCCGATGAGCTTGTCCTCCTGCGCCAGGGTGTACCCCTCCCCAAGTCCGGCCAGCCACTGGGCTGCCCTTTCCCTCTCGGACTTGCGGCGCAGGTAGTCGCTGCAACCATGCTCCGTGTCGCTCGTCATCGAGGGTTACCGCATCCGGCCGAGGATGTGCTCGAGCTTGCGAACGATGGAGGCAAGTGCCCTGTCGGAAGGCCCATGACCGGCCCCCTGGACGAGCCGAAGCGCCTGCCGAAGGCTCTCGTTGTCCCGAGAGGGCCGAGACGTGCGCTTTCCCTTGCTGCAGGTCTTCGCGTACGAGGAGGATCGCTTCGTCGTCGAGGAGCGCTTGCCACTTCGCTTGGTGCTTCGCTTGGCCGGGGTCCTCTCCGCCGAAGAGCGCCGACTTCGCTTGGTCGAGGATCGCCGGGGGGACTTGGTCTCCGACTTGCGAGAAGATCGCCTCGCCGGTGCCCTGTCCGTGGAGCGGGCAGAGCGCTTCGTCGAAGACCGACGAAAAGGCTTGCGCGCCGAGCGCTTCGTCGAGGAGCGCTTGGTGGATCGAGACTTGCCCGACTTTTTGGTGGATCGCTTGCGATTGGGTTCGAGCCAGGAGTTTGCCATGGCGTCATCCTAGCCCCGCCCGCGGCGGGCGTCACGACCGCGCGATCGATCGCCGTCAACCACCCCCCGCTTGAGCCTCAGAATCTCCGCAGGCGTGACATGGATCTTGAGCCGCGCCAATTTGCGGCAGACATCGACTGGGCCCATGGAGAAGAACTTCTTCTCCTCCTTCGGGATGACCCGACTGCCCATGTGACGGACATAGGGCATGATGATTGCGAGTTCCTGGTCCGTGAACTGTCGCTCTTGCCTATCCATTGTCGCCACCCTTCGCTAGCCTGCGGTACGCCTCGACCCAGGCCCGTTTGCAGTAGCCGAGATGGCTCTCATTTACTCGCCAGCCGCTTCTGTCACTACACGCTCTGGCAAGCGCTATCTCGTACTCCGACATGTCGCCCGAGCTGATCTCGTCGTGTTGAATATCGTCCATTAGAATGTCCTTGTCTCGATGTCGCCCGCTTCCATGTTGGTCATGGTCCCGTCGAACCTGACCTGGTTGCCCATGCGCCAGTACCCAACCAGGTTGGCTGCGCTCGACAGCAGGCGAAGGTCGGTCGGAACGCCACCGTTGTAGACCTCGGCGATTTCGGCTGGCGTGAGAACGCGGTTCCAGACCGACACGTCACCACTTCTCTCCGTCAATACGCTGGTCCCATTAGTTCTTCCGCTGATGTTGAATTCTCCTATGTTGAGCGTAGTTCTATTTCCCAGCGTGTTGGCAAGAACTACTTCGGAGACAACCCCGTCCACATAGGTATGCGCCCCAGTTGCTACCTGCAACCCATCGTATGTACATGCTATAAGGTGCCAATTCCCATCATTGACAGTAATTGCTGTACGAATGTCTATTCGATACAGCCCTCCGCTGATTATTGCGAATTGAAAGTAGCCCGAGGCGTCCAGGTATAACCCATATCCCTGCGGGGTGGATGACATCTTTGAAACGAAGTATCCACTCACGTCTGTTGTCTTCACCCACGCAGCAACGGTAAATGGCTCATTGTTGAGATTTTCGAAATTGAGCACGTCACCCATTTTGACGTAGTCGTTTGACCCATCGAAGTCCAAGGCGAACTTGCTGAAGGTCCCTCCCGGCGAGTCGAGGACGATGTCGTTCACAGCCATGTTGGTCATGGTGCCGTCGAACCTGACCTGATCGCCCATGCGCCAGTACCCAACCAGATTGGATGCGCTCGACAGCAGGCGGTTGTCGGTCGGAACGCCACCGTTGTAGACCTCGGCGATTTCGGCTGGCGTGAGAACGCGGTCCCAGACAGACACGTCAGAAATGTCACCCTTGAATGGGAAAAGAGTCGACGGATGGGCGTATCTCCGTCCTATGGTGCAAAGTCCAGTCGTCAAGATACTTCCTGTGAGGTTGTTACTTTCTATTATCTTACCGATAATTTGACTCGCGTTTACATACATGAGTACGCCGGACTCGTCGGAATTGCCATCGTATGTAACCGTTACAAAGTTCCATAAACCGTCGTTTACAGAAATTGTAAACGTGACCTTTATGTAATTGGTTGAAAAACTGTTATCCAGTGCAAAATATGGTCTTCCAGATGAATCAATGACGAGTGCGTATCCAGGGACCGTAAACGAATCGCCGATCTTGCCGAATATGTGCCCATTATTTGCTAGTGCGGTACATTTTACCCAGCAAGATATGGTAAAACTATCCGTCCTCTCAAACCCAAGCACATTCCCCATGTTGACGTAGTCATTGCTACCATCGAGATCGAGCGAGAACTTGCTGAACGTCCCTCCCGGCGAGTCGAGAACGATGTCGTTGACCGCCATGTTCGTCATGGTCCCGTGGAAGCCTGACCCGCTCGCATCGAGGATGGTTGGGTAGGTTGCTGAGTCGGTACCGAGCCGAGTATCGACGATGGTCGGGTAGATGGCCGACAGCTCTGCCCCAAGCCTGCGGTCTTGAAGCGTGGGGAAGGTGTCGCCCTCGCCCATGGGCCAGTAGCCGACAAGATTCCCGGCACAGCTAGCCTCGGTGGGCAGGAAGGGGTCACCGCCGTTGTAGATTTCGGCCACCTCGGCGGCGGAAAGCTCCTTGTTCCAAACACAAACTTCATCCACGGGGGATGACACACATGAGGACCCATTGGTCCTGCCTCCAAGATTCAATTCTGCGGAGTTGGCAATATTGCCGGTTAGGTTATTATATACTACCGCAGAAGCTCTCGGTATGCCGTCCACATACATGCTTACGCTGCTCGCATTATTGTCTCCGGGATACGTGATAACAACCATACACCAATCCACTGGTATGGCTACGCTCATTTTTGCACGAAGTTCGTTGAACCCTCCATACATTAGTCTGAATTCGGGTCGAAGTCCGTCAGTCACAATACCCCATCCAACGACTCCCGCTGTGGCTTTTGCTATAACATACCCTGCGCTCGGATTTTTGCACCAAAATGAAACGGAAAAACTGCTTTCCTTTACAAATCCAAGAATGTCCCCATGTCTCGTGTGTTCATTACCCCCGCCAAAGACCACGTCCTTGTACTCGCTCGGCGTCACGGTGATCGAGACGACGGCAGAGGGCGTAGAGCCACCCGGACCCGTTGCCGTGGCGCGAATGTTCACGCTGCCGAGGAAGCCGAGCAGTGAGCCGGTCGCGGTGAAGCTCGAGATACCTGGGGCCGCATCGGTCGCAAAGGGCACGTAGCCGCTGCCCGAGTCCATCTCAACTAGTACAGACGAGGCAAGGCTACAGAGCCCGCTCACCGTCAGCGAGGAGCCGTCAACGTAGATGTCGAAGCTCTCAGTGGGCAGGGGGAACAGGATCGAGACGGTGGGAGGCAGAGAGGTGATGATGGCGTCGCTGCCCAGCATGCTGGGAATGCTGAACTCGTCCTCGAGTCGGTAGAGGTAGAGTTCCGATACGTCCCCAGCCCATGCGCTGCCACCGACGCAGCTCTCACCAATGCACAACCGGTCGAATAGGGGTCCGAACGTGATCGACTCGGCATCTTGCACAGAGCCATCGACGATGCATGTCACCTGCCCGCTCGGCTCGACGATCCACGCCATGTCGTGCGCCCCATCAGCGATGGCGGCTCCGAGGACGACCTGGGCCATGCCACGGGCATAGGGTTCGGACGCCGCTGTGAGACCAAGCTCGATGCGGCGAGCCCCGGCCGTGCCCAGGCTCAGAAGCGCCTGCACCGTGCCGCCTACAATAGTTACCCGAGCGGCGAGAGTGAACAGATCCACTCCCGCAAGCTCGAACGCCTTGGCATACAGGGTCCGGGGCAAGATCGGATTGGACCATCGGAGGACTTGCTCGTCGCCGCTATTTCGAATCATTGCCAACTCGCTTGGATCGTGATGTCACTGATCGGTTGTCCGCTCGGATTGCTACTATTCGGTGCGCCGACGGCGATCCAGGTCTCGTAGTCGGCAGTGCCGGGTCTCCAGCCGCGCATGAGATATTGCATAGGACCAGGTCCAGGCGGCGGCCAAAATACATCACCTATATCTACAACCGCCCCCCTCGTGGAGTTTGCGGGGTTATACCCCTGAAGTATACCCATAATGATGCCACCACGAGATATGGCACATTGACCCGCGTTTCCATTGCTGGTTGGAGGTGCCCACCCGGTCAAGTGCTCGGTTACCGTACCACTCCATCCTCCTGAAGCTACAAATGCCCTAAGTGTGCCAGGGGTGTTTGTTGTCCCCATAAAACATTGGTCTTTGGGTGTCGGTAATAGCAAGGTGTTCGCGTCATAGAATACCATCTTCCAATCCTCTAAAAAGGTACTATACGCATCAACTCCGCCACCTAGGAATGTGGTGTTGGAAATGAAATTTGTTCCCACTATCTTTACCGTCTGTGACCATACACCGCCGGATTTTTCGAATATATATAATGAACCAGCGTTTGTGCCTCTTGAGTTGTCTTCTCCGGGGGATGTTGCAGCGATAATATCACCGATTATGGCAATTCTTGCGCCGAACAGATCGCCTGTTTCTATGTCTGCTGGCTGAATATTCGTTCCTGCTCCCCATGTCCCAGTTCCGGTATCGTACTCATATACCTGAACGAGACCTCTGCTTGACGAATTTCGCCTACATCCAAGCGCGACCCTGTTAGAGTCGTCGCTTACAGCAATAGAGCAGCCGCAGTCAACCGACGATCCAGGCCCGATTTGGGTTTCGTAGTCATATTGTAACGTTCCTGTATTCCACCTATAAACGTAAGAGTATCTACCTCCTATACCACTATTCCCTGCGTCTGGTTGTCCAATAACAAGCACCGATGCGTCCCCAGACATCGCTACGCATCTACCAAAATGGTAGTTAGATCTACTCACCGCAAATGGAAACAATATTTGTTGGATTTGAGTCCAGGTGCCAGCGACCCTTCTGTACACGTATACTGTCCCCACGTCTGTGCCACCCCCCTCATCCTCGTTGGCGGCTCCAGCTACTGCAAAATCCCCCTTCAGATCAACACTAGACCCCGCGCTCCATGCCGTCGTATAAGAGAAATTGGCAACCTCAACCCAGATTCCTCCACTATCTCTCTCGAAAAAGAATACCCTGCTAGAGCCGGGGGCACCAACCACCAGATAATCATCCGTGGCGGCTATGCCGCATCCAAATCGATCACTATTTACGGGTATGGATGGGCCTATAGCCTGCGCAATTGCTGTGACAATTCCGCTACCCGACACCATTGTTGAAAGAGGCATCTTCTATACCCTAGCTCGTTTCGAAAAGAAGGTCTGCGGACTGACACGACGCAACGTTCACCGCGTCTGCCACGTTGATTCGGAATCTGCACTCAAAGACGCCTTTGCCCGTGTAGCCTGCGAAGGCTGCGGCAACGTCGATCTCGTAGGCCGAGGGGAAGAGCGGATCGGGGGCCGGTCCTCCGGGAGGCGGCGAGCCAGTCGTCGTGTCGATCTGCGAGCCCGCAACGACGGCAGGCACGCCACCGTTGAGAATCCCGTTGGTATCGTACAGATCGATGACGGCTTCCCGCCCAACGGCAGCGCTGGTCGTGCTCAGAATGACCTGGAACCTCACGCTGAGAATGGGGACGGTTGTCAGGTCGATGTAGACAGCGCCGATGGTTTGGAACGTGTCGAGAAGGGTGGTTTGCGTCGTTCCGCAGACCGGCACGCGAGTCGGTTTCACACCCTGAATGACCATTGAGCTTCGCATTTATGAACTCCAACTCGCTTGAATCGTGATGTCGGTAATGGGTTGCCCACTGGGATTGCTGCTATTCGGTGCGCCGACGGCGATCCAGGTCTCGTAGTCGGCAGTGCCGGATCTCCAGCCTCGCATGAGGTAATTCATCGTGGCGCTCCCCACACTGGGGTCCCACCTACGCCCCTCGCTGAGTGTGAGAGCAAGAACCACTTCGCCATTGGAAATTTCTGCCATGTCAAACTCACGCTACAACGGGAACGCTTCCGTCCCACGGTATAATTATGTGATTGAACTGCATAAACTGCCGAGCCAGCGCAGCGGATGGGTAAGTGTCACCTGTGTTTACGCTGAGAGAAGGACCCATCCACATGTCCTGCATGTTCCCAAGCATTGCAAGGTTCCCAGCAGTTATGGAAAAGACTTGCGGGGGAAGATTTGGTAGGTTACCATCGATGTCATTTACATTCCAAACCTCTCCGAGCCCCAAGCCGCTACATCCAGCCGTGACCAACATAGCCACCACCTCTACACCAGCCAATCTAGCGGTATATCTGGCTCCTCTTTGGTAGTTTGCATACGTGAAGCCGTTACTTAGAGATCCATACGCAGAATATACGCTTCCATTCTGTAGGTTGGCGTGGGGCGACTGTAGCTCCTCAAGACTTAGGAAGGTGTAGACTTTACCACCCGACATCTGCACGAATCGAAAGTTCTTACCGTCACTGCTCTGCATAAGATGGAGAACTCTTTGATTCGCCGAATCGTAGGATAGAAAAAGTCTTGGAGCAACCGTCGAAACCAGGGTGAGTTTGTCAGCAGATGTTGGTGAAACCGAAGTGGTTCCACCCGAAAAAAGGGATCCGGGTGAAAAGTACACCGCGCTCTCGTCGCCAGACGCACCGTTAGCGTAGCAATCAATGAGTAATTGCCCAGCGAACGGCATGTTCAGCACGATCCAACCGCGAGCCCCAGGGCCAAATACGATATTTGATGGGGCAACCCACAAGTCGGACGATGCTACCGTTACAGAGTTAGAAGAAGAGTGTACCGTCCACCCAAACGTGTTGACCATCTCCTCTTTGAGCCTCCACATCGTCGCCTGTGACGTAAGGATCTGGCTTCCGGCATTCGGAATAACGATGTTGGGAGAAAAGATCCACGTCTTACTCTGTTCCATTTTCGCCATGGCTATTACCTATCACACCGGAGTGTACTTAGCATCCTCAAGAACGTGGATTTCGGCCCGCATCCTCGCATCGAGAATGCCTGCCATGTGCTCGGTCAGGGCGAAGGGGAAGATCGCAACCGTATGGATGATGCCGGCGTCGAAATACGGGCTAACCGTCACGGGATCTGGAGCAACCGTCATCCAATCGGCAGCAATGAGCACGTCGAGCCCGCTAACAATGGTTCCGGCAAGAGAGCCAGATGCGGATGTCCACGGGAGTAGTTTACCATCCAGGAATAGCGTCAGCCCAGAGGCATTGCCAGAGCCGTCGTATGCCACGACTATGCTCGTCTGTTTCTTATCGCCGATGGTATCTGATGGTAGCACCGTAAAATGCGCAGACATGCCCCCAGCTCCATCGTTAAGTAACATTTCGATCGTGCTTTGGGTGACGATCAGGTACACCCCCACAGCCGTGTTAGGGTCGAGTGTCGTGAAGAGGGATGCGGCGTACCTCGGCAGGTTGCTAACGAGAGCTACGAGACTGAACGGCTCATCGTCCACGATCGGGCTGGGTACGGTCATGTACTCGGTCGAGGGGTCGGAGAAGCTTACGCCCCTCCGGGTGTCGAGTTGGGTCGGGAACGTCCCAGCCGTGACCCCGTCGCCCATGGTGCAGTACTGGGGCCTGGGGGCCTTACCGCCGCAATTGCCCGTGACCTGGACGCCACCATCTGCGAACTGCCGGTCGAAGGGCAGGTAGATGTTGGCGTTGCGTGCCGAGACTCGTTGTGCGCTATACATTCACTTCTCCCTCGGGCAGATCACGGGCTCGTAAGCCTCGTTCCAGCACTCGCCAGTCCTCACATTTTCGTAGATGCCGCCGGGATGCGTCTTGACGTCTTGCCACGATGGGCCGCAGGAAAGAAGCAGAGGGAGCAGGTATGCGAGTTCGAAATTCATGGCTTCGGCTCCCGTTCCTCCGGCAGGTCTGTGACCTTGCCAGCGTGGTCGTCGAGTGCAGCAAGCGCCTGCGCGGAGCACCTCGCGCGAGGCCCACAACGCAAACAACCGCCTGTCAGCCGGGGGCGTGCGGGGGATGACGTTCCACAGCACGTAGACGACGATGGGCACCCAGATGTGCGGGTTTTCGAGGAGCCAGGTGTAGATGGTTTGCATGTAGTCGGGCATGTGTTACTCTCCTCGCATGAGCGACGAACAGAAGGTGGACATGTTGCTGAGCGACGGGCCGCGCACCGGGACTTGGGTCCGTGGTGAGCATGGCACGTGGTGGAAGGTCGGCTCTGTCGCTACGGAGGACGAGCGCCGCGCGTTCTGGGAGTACTGCCAGAGCCTCGGATTCGACGTCACCACCGCACCTCCGTCCCGTCCTTGATCGGCTCGACAGGTTTTGCCGCATCGATCACGGCCACAACCGCGTCCGCGTCCGGCGTCGCCTCAGCCTTCGCCACGTCAGCGCGCGCCTTCGTTTCCAGGGCTTCCGTGACGGGGAACGCAGCCGCAAGGTCGGCCACGGGCTGGCACTTCGCCTTGATCTCCTCCGCGTCCTCGGGCACCGATCCCGCGTAGGCCACCGGCACAACTCCCGCGTGCATCTTCGCGGCTTCGTCGTCCCCGAACTTCTGCCGGTCCGCTTCGATGCGTTCGAGCAGGGCAGCGGCGCGCGGTCCCGTCGCAGTGAGACCGAAGTACGGGACGCCCTTGCGCGGCAGTTCGAGAACCTTGCGCGCGGCGCGTTCCGTGTCCTCGGCGGTCTTCGCGTCGATGGTGATTGATGTCTTGATCATCCCAACTCCCCATAGATACGGGCCGACCACCCAAACCACAGCGCAAGTTCGCTTGCAGACGCCACATGGTCGATGATGTAAAGCGCGGCAAAGTCTCCGTTGAAGCTCGGTGCGCCGCCGTCATGGCGAGCAAATAGCCCAAACGCTGCGTCGAGGTTCGTCGGCGTGTACGTCTGCGGGTCTGTGGTGTTGATCTTACCAGTGCGGTTGTGCAACTCCATCGTGCCGCCGGTAGCATCGAACAAAGCAGCGTGACTCACTGCCCCGGCAACTCCAGTGTCGTTGCCGCAATACTTGGCGGCACCATCATAATAGGCTTGTTGCCCATTGCCGTTCGTCGAGTCGATGTAGTAATAAAACACCCCTGTCTTAGACGCGAAAAAGTAGGTTGTGCTGATGTCCTTCGCATCCTGCGCCAGCACGAAGAAGACCGTACGATTGCCGTCCGCCTGCTCCACGTCTGCGTTGCTGTACCAGTCGTCGTTGATCGCGACCGCTGGCTTGTTGTTCAGCACAGCGCACGTTGCCTGGTACGTGCCCTGTGCCGCTTCGGTCCCTTGTGTCAGGTCCTTGTTGTTCGGGCCCTGATCGTTGAACGTCGTAACGTAGCTGCCGTTTAGCGTCACGTCGGTCGCAACGTATCCAACAACGATGTCTGCTCCGAAGTCCGAGGGAACCCAATTCCGCACCGTGACAGTGACAGACGCACTTGGGTCGCTCGTACCCCCAGGCCCGGTAGCAACGGCGTACAGATCCACAGTCACATCGTCGCCAACCTCGATGTTCTTTGTAATCTCCCAGGCACCTCCGCTCACCGTCGCATCGGTACCCCACGACGTGTATGCGCCGCCATCTTCGCTGGCGAATAGCTCAACCAAATCTGCGTCTGTGCATGCGCCACTCGCGATGATCGTCAACGAGGTTTGTCGAATGAAATTCGAGCCAGCAAGGGGACTCGTTAGCGTCACCGTGGGGATTAGGGATGAGACGACCGCATCGCTACCGAGCAGACCAGGAACCGAAAATATGTCGTCGAGGCTGTAGACGTACAGCTCCTCAACGCTGCCTGCCCAAGCATTCCCACCGCTGCTCCTACCACCTATCACAACACGGTCAAACCCAGCCGTGGCTGCAACTGAAAGCCTGCCGACTGCTACAGCATCGACGATGCACGTCACGTTGCCGTCGCTTTCGAAGACCCAAGCGATGTCATGCTCGCCATCGGCAACGGGGTCGCCGAGAAGGACGAGGGCATCGCCCTCGACATAGGGCTCGGACAGAGCGGTCAGACCCACCTCGAGCCGAATCCCTGCCGCTGTGCCGAGGCTCAACAGCGCCTGCTTGGTCCCACCTACCACCGTTGCCTTGGCTGCGATGGTGAACGCACTCTGCGCCCCCACGCTGTACGCCTCGGGATAGAGCGTGTCGGGTATCGCCGCCGGGTCCCAGCGAAGGATGCAGCTATTTGCCTTGGGTCTCATCTCTTCTCTCCATCATAGACCATAATATGCCTTTACCCAAGCTCCCTACGCTGGCTCCTGTATCGTGCCGTTGACTGGGCTACTGTAAACGGTTGTGGTGCCATAGGCAACGGCTCTCACCTGCACAGATCCGAGATGGGAGGTGTCTATATTTGCCGTCACCGCCCAAATCAACATCCCATCCCCACTTCCCTGGACACCAGTGGCTAGGTACTGCCATCCAGCACCATTCACGTTGATCTGGAAGTCGACACCTGTCGTGGTGTACATGCAAGGTCTAGCGGAACAAAAGAGTGTTCCGGAGCCAAGCATAAGATATTCGTTGAATCCTTCCGTGGGAGCAGTCAGAGTCACCCACCGATTGACGACGATATTCTGCGTGTCCGTATCGTCTACCAGTGTGCCTCCGAAGTCGTAGTGCGCCGTGACCAGCACGCTGGTGTAGTCGGCTCTGGCCTTGATACCCTCAATGAGTTGCGTGAAGGTACCCGCGCCGACATTTACGAACGTTGCAATATTCGACCCAGCGTAGGTTCCAACTACCGAAGTTATGTAGGAGGCGTTGACAACGGTGCCCGAAATCGCAAGCTCGTCTTCCTCTGAATAGACCTGAGACGCGGACGGGATAACGAATTCCACTCCGGTGTTGTAGTAGCCATTGATTGTACAGAGCCCACCCACTGTCTTATCAAACGTTCCAGAGTACTTGGTTATCCGATACGTGACACCAGCACTTATCGAGTTAGCTCCGTACAATGCCTGCGGTTGGACTAATAGATTGTTATGGAATGAACCCGTTCCAGAGTCATACGTGACACTGTAGTAAGGCCCACCGGAGTACGGATACTGAAGAGTTGGCACTCCTAGCACGTATAGGCGTTCGTTTGCCGTACCCGCTATGTACATGGACGTGCCCACTTCCAAAGATGTGGGACTGGTCGGATAGTCAATGCTCACACTGGCTACTACAATATAGATCGTCTTGCTGGCTACTACAGGCGATGGAGAGCCAGAACTCCACGTTCCCGTTACCTGGAATGTTTCGTAGGTTCTGTTGGGATAGGCGGTAACGTTTCTGGTCCACGTCCCAGCGCCGACGTTGATAGACGCGGCATAGTTATTGCCAGCGTAGTTTACGTTCACTCCGGTACAGTCGGCTGCATTCGTAAGCGTCCCAGACACCGTAACCGTGGCGCTATTGAAAAATGGCTCGCTTGCCTGCGGCGTGACAATAGTCAACGCATTTACAATCGGGGTTGCCCCATTAACTACGCAGGCATTGATGATGCAAGCCATTTTTACTCCATTACACAAAGAAGAGAAGCGGACAGGTTACCAACACTCCCGCCAGCAATCGACTCCGTTTTGATATCGACGCTATCGTTGATTCCTATCCTATTTGCACCACCTGCAGTTATGGAACCCTTGTCTCCTACGTTCAGGCCGGCTATTGTAACCGGAATAGCGGTTATCATGTCTCCCGTTACCTCAAAACCGCTAGCCCTAGTGAGTGTGATCCAATTAGCGTTCACGCCGCCGCCGTTTACCGTATATGGTACAAAGACTCCCTGAATAGCCCTCGATGGCCCAGCGCCAATTACTATCCGCTGGAAATTTGTGTTTGAGATTATGCTAGCATCTGTACCGATGTTTCCTCCAACGAATGCGACTATAGTTACCTTCTTCGCAACGTCTGCATACCAGAGGAAGCTAGCGGTTGCGTCAATGTCGCATCCCACCCACTCTATTTCCGTGGATGATAGTTCCGTCACGACTCCCCACCTAAAGAACTCCCACACAGAGCTTGTATCCACCAGCACAAGCGCTCCGACAGTAACGGTCCCACCTATCGGAGAAGAACCAACCGGAGTCACCGCGTATGTTCCCGCCATGGTGTAGATGGAAGTTTGACCAACTAGGTTTTCCAGTACGCCAGACGGATCTACGTTCGTATAGACGTCGACACGATAATTGCCAGCGCCGAGAACGACCTCTTTGAGGTACATTCTACCACTGGATTCCACAATAACGTCTTGCAACCCGGTAAGGTCAACAGATGTTATTTCTGGATGCCCATCCGAATAAATGAACTCACCGCCAGGCATGAAAAAACGGATCGGTACGCCCTTGTCGAAGTATAGCCTGGGATCTGTCTCCGTATCGATATTTCCACTTACGGCATTGTAACTCCAAGCCATTGGAGCAGGGGTCCATCCCTTGTTCACCTTCGTACCCGTTGTCGTCCCACGAATGATAAGATTCGTATTACCACTGACCGTGGGCATCTCGGGAACCTGTGAATTGATGAATTCTGAGTCGATGGTCCCGAGAGTTGCGTTCAGCACGACAGAGTCTGTGCGTGTGCCATCCGCATTGATACTGATCGTACCATCTGCGTAAGACTCCGTCGCCGTGATAGAGTCTACGTCAGAGTTTTTGATATTCGCATTGATGTCTACGTTATCGCTGCCCGTTATGGACAGACTTGGACTCATCGTGATCCCGGCAAGTTCGGCATGGATCGGAGTGGTTGACGTTGCCGTGTCCTCTCCGATGTTGATTTGACTATCATCCATCCGGCCCGATAAGTACACGTTCAGTTCTTCAGCCGCCACAGCGTCTGGCCTGAAGTTCATAACGGACCCAGTGATCTCGCACGACGCATCTGTCGTGAAATCAAGCGCGGGGCTGCTTGCGTTGATCGTCGTCTCGGTGATCTTGGCCGAGTAGAAGGCAAACAACATCCGGGTGAAGCCGGTCGGGAGCGTCCCGGTGGCGACGGCTTCGATTAGGTCCCAGGCCCCGAGCACGCCTCGCTTGAGCACGTTTCGGAGCCGCACCTCGCCGCAATCGGTGAAGGTAAGCGACCCACCACTGCCAAGCATGCTAACGTTCTGGAAGCGGACGTATCCGGCCCGTTCGATCGCCCAACCCACCGCAGCGACGCCGCTGCTCGCATCGTCCACGTTCTCGATCGTGAGACCGTCCGTGGTCGAGTTGAAGTAGCCATTAGCCGAAGCCGACCCGTCGAAGTTGATGCCCGTGCCAGCGCCTCTGCTGTAGGTCAACTCAGCGAGCCGGAAGCGCGTGATCGCCGTTGCGCTGACCCTGCCGAGGTATCCACCACTGAACGTGAGCGTCGTCACGCCCCTGCCAGAGCCCACGATCGAGATGTCGGTGAGCGTGTCTGGGATGACGAGTCCAGCCTCAGTGAACGTGCCGGGACCCAGCTTTACCACGTCCCCGCTGCTCGCGTCGGTGAGGGCACCGACAACTGTGGCGTAGGGCTTAGTCAGAAGCCCTCTCGTACCCGTCGCGTCGCTTCCCGCCGTGGAGACGTAAAGCGTTGCCGTCTCCCCGATCAGGAGGTTGTCGAGCGTGTCCATGCACTTCTGGAGCGTATCGTCGAGGCTGCTCAGGTTCCCGGCAAATGCCGAGGTGTCAGCCGAGATGGCCGTTGCCGGATGGGAGTCCGGCTCGCTTCGTCCCGCGAGGCTGTTGTGGTCCGTCGCGACGAAGCCGGTACCGGGGATCGGAGCCGTGTTGCGAAGGTCGGCGTACTCGTAGATGTAGGCGTTTACACTGTTCGCATAGCCGTCACGGCATCGATAGATGAGCTTCCAAATGGGTTTCAACTCGTTGGCGAAGAACGTGCCCAGGTTGAGGTCCGAGAAGCTTGCATCTTGCGCATCCGTTGCGCTGGCATAGTCGGCCTGACCCATGATGGCAAAGACAGGCTCGACGAGATAGCCAGCCCCAGCCGGGTCGGCTTGGCCCACGTTGTTCGTCGCGCAGATCCACATGACAGCGTAGTTACCGTTTGCGCTGATTTCGGTCAGGCCCCACAGCCCGCCGGAGTAGTTGTTGAAAGCTGGTCGGTCCCCGGCAACGACGTTGTGCACCGGGAATGTGGTAGCTGCAATCTTGGCCCACTCTCCAGCCGCCCCGAGCCTGTAGTAGATCGGAAACTGTCCCGGAGTGACCCCTGAGCCAAGCTCCTGCTCGAACATACTGGCCGGAGCCGCGCTGCGGACGATGGATACGTCGATATCCTCGTCCCAAATCGTTCCGCCACTGATCGTGATCTGGGCGTCTCCGTCCGCGCCCCCGCCACCACTTGCCACCCGCGCCATCGCAAGCCCGGTCTCGAACCTCGTGCCGATACCGTAGTGCAAATACTCATGCGTGGCCCAGGGCATATTGATGCCGTGTCGCTCGTCGAGGACCGCAATGGCGTCAAGGCTAGCGTCGAGGTAGACGAGTGCGACGAGCGTGGTCTTGAACCCGTAGGGAGGCGAGGCCCCGTTTGAGAGCACGCCACCGTTGTACCAGAACCACCAGAGCCCAGGCGCGGGCACGGCAATGGTCGAGGATTGATCGGTGACGAAGGTGTGCTTCTGCACCGTCCCGCCGCCGACCTCGAAGATTTCAAAGCTGGTAGCTGGCGCTTCGATCGCCATGGTCAGCGTCTTAGTCGCGTTGTCCCAGGTCAGGATCGAGTCGTCTCGGTCCACAACGCCTCTGGGATACGCAGCCTCGATGGGCACGCCGGTCTCGACGCCATCGATCGTCTCGAGCGCTCGCTGCACGTCGGTGTCGGAGGGGCCGAGGATGGAGACGAACGCCGACGTGTCAACGACCGTGTTGACTGCCTCAACGAAGCCTGAACAGCAGCGGAGCATGGACGAACGCATCAGATCGCACCCTTCTTACCCTGAGCAGTCCAGGTAGCAGCAATGTCGCTGTCGAAGCTAATGCAGTAGCTGTCGTACAGCAGCGGTGTGTCAACGGCCAAAGCGAGGTCGGCAGCGGAGGTGAGGTTGATCACGCCACCGTAGAGGTCCGACGTGATCTCTACGTGATTTCGCAGCGACAAGTTTGGCTGCGTCGTCTCGTTGCTTGCGTAGATCTTCACGCTGATCGTTGCGCCAGCCGTTGCCGTTGAGAGAATCAGCGACCAGTAGGGGAACGTGTCGGCACTGAAGTAGTGAGAGACGAGAGCGTCGGTCGCAACGGCTTGCGAGAAGTCGAAGGGCTCGTTGTTGTCGAAGCTCTGCACGACCGGAACAACCTTGTCCGCGTCGGTGACCGGGTCGTAGCTCCGACTCTGCACGATGAGCATGCGAAGCGCGTTGAGAAGCGCGTAGCCCGCATCCCCATCATCGAGCGTATCCGCTTCGTAATCGTCGATGTAGACGCCCCCAATGATGACCGGCAAAGTGCCGCCCACCGGATCGTCATCATCGACGACGCCTTGCACGTTACCGCCCCCACCCCCGACGGCAACGTTGACGAGAAGGTTCCCGTCAGCGTCCGATTGCGCGTTTATGAGCGTGCCATCCGGCTTTTCCCAGAGGTTGATGGTCCGTCGCACAACGCGTTTGACGGAAGCGAGAAGTTCGTTGAAAGTCCCGGTAATTGTTGCCATGAGTGTTTCCCGCTCTCGTCAAACGTTACTTGACGCACTCCACATCACATCGTCGAACGGCCTCGACCGACCGCGACGTTCGAATGCAAAGCACGTTTTTCTTCTCGAAAGTGCCGATCTCCACGAGCGTCCGAATGGTATCGGCGCACTCAAGATCTCCTCCTGGGCTGGCCTCCGGGCAGGAGAGGAACGCGAGCACCATGCACGCTTGCCCCGCCTGGTCGGCCCTCGAGTACGCCTCCTGCTCCACCCCGGGGGGAGCCGTGTCCGGGTCACCCCCAGGCACGGGAACGTGCGCGGGTTCACACCCGAGCGCGAGGAAGGCGGCTACGCAAACGGAACGAAATCGACTGCCCATAGGCTCATGGCCCTTTCGAGAAAATCCCAGGTGACGGTGAACAGCCCGTTGTCCCCCACGCCGATGCCCCACGAGTTGACGAGTCGAGGAAAGCCGTTCGGGTAGTCGAGCACGTTCATGCAGTGGCCCTCGCCCTGCTCCACAACCCCGTCGAACGGACCGTCTTGGGGCCTCCACTGCTCGAACGGGTCGTTGACAAGCCAGCCCCCCATGACGCCCTTGCCGGACGCAAGAAGGGTCTTGACGGTCTTCTGGAACGATGGGCCGGGGACGATGACGATGCGATGGCTTTTGACGCCAGCGCGGTGAAGGGCTCTCTGCCCCTCGCCGAGCTTGTTGCCTCCCCACCGGTTGGCCGGCAGGTAGGGCATCTCGCGCTCGTAGAGAAACCCTCCCTTCTGCACGCCGCGAAGACCCGCGTCCGAACTCGTTCCGTCCCACACCTCGTTCAGAACCCGTTGAATGGCTCGCGCTTGCTTGTAGAGTTGCAAGGCGGAGGGCTCCTCGAAATCAGGGAAGTTGCCCTGCAGAGCGCAGTTCTCCAGCGTCTGCTTCAGGCCGAAACCCACGCAGGTCCCCGCCCTGCCCTGGTCCCTGATCCTTCGGACAAGACGCCCCAGGTTGAGCTTGTCCGGGACCAACGGGGCCACGCCGCTCGCGCCAAGCACCTCGTCCAAGGAGTGCGTTCCCACCGCGGAAGCGGGGCAAGGAAGGCATCCGGTTGCCCTATTCATGCTGGGACGCCTTCCTGACGATCGCCGGCTCGTAGGCGCCAAATCCTTCGTCCTGCGAGGCGGTCGCGTGCTCGGACAGAAGCATCTCGATGTTCTTCCACGCGGAAATGAAGTCCGCGAAGACCAGCATCACGTCCACGCCCGAGCACGCGTCGCTGGCTGCCATGAGCAGGGCTTGCGAAGCGCGAAGCGCCTCCCAAGCCTTCGCCATCGCGACGGCGACTTCTTTCCTCGCGTCCGTGTCAAGGTTGAGGGAATCGAATACCAGCTGCACCCGATTGAGAGCCGCAGTGGCGTCGTCCGCGTAGATTGTCCCCCTTTGGATCAGTGGAGATGCGGCGCGACAGGCCCCCCCCAAGCACCCGGAAGACGAGACGGTCGCGAGCCCTCCCGCGAACAAAACCATGGCAGTCAGAACGATTTTGCGCATGGCCGCATCATAGCGGCGTGCCTAGTCGGGGGTCAAACGCGCGGTTTGCATCCAAGGTGGGCTTTCGCGTACGCGTCCCTCCGCATTGCAGGCATCCCAGAGCTACCATGACAGGGCCTGTCGGTGCGGTCCCCACACCCTTCACACATGAAGTGCAGGATCAACCGTCCGCGCTCGTTCGTGGCGCCGTACAGCACATGCGGCGCAACCGGATGTCTTCGCAGCCTCACTTGTGAGCCTCCACGTTTGGGGCAGGGGGAGGCGAGGGGTGAACCCGGTCCCGTAGTCCAAACTCCGTGTAGGCCCACAGAAGGGCGGAAACGATCACCCCCAGCACCGCCCAAAGCGCCCGGGACGCCCAGACGATGCCCTTGGACTTCTGGTAGATCTCCTCGTACGCCCCCACCTGACGCTCGAGCTTTTCGATTCGAGGTCCGTAGGCAATGGCCTTGCGGAGGTCGCTCTCGACTCGATCCTGCCACGCTTTTTGCTCTTGGCAGTGCTCTTTCAACTGAAGCGCGACTCCATCGATCTTTTCCCTGACCGTATCAGTATACACCTTGATCTGCCCCTGCAGCGCCTGCAAGGCAAATTCTGTCCCGCTATCCATGTCCCGGGCCATCACAGCCCCCCCTTCTTCCCAAGGGACTTGGTGGTGTCCGATTGCGGATTGAAGGGGTCGGGGGCCGGCAGCTTCATGACCCCCTGCACGACGAAGCGAATGATCGACGGCCAGGTGAACGTTCCACTCGCGCTAGAGTGCGTGGCTACCAGGCCGAACACGGTGTGAAGCAGCCTCCACACCGTCTGCCATCGCTCGCTCTTCGGCCGAGGCCAAACGGCCCACACCACGTTCGCCAGAGCCCAAAGGGCAAGCAGCACCTGCACCACTTGCGCCGGGTTGCTGGCACACCATTCGTATACGGACGAGAGCATCATGAGGTCATTTTACCCAGGACGGGCAAATCACAAAGGGCGCACCCGGTCACAATTCGGTGATTTCGACAAAATCGCTTCCAGCCTGCAGGAGAAGCTCCCGAATGGTGGCTTCGATGCGGTCTCGAACCAGAGATTCGGCCCAGGCGATGGATTCGGGAGCGCTGATGCTCACGAGCGTCCGCTTGTCATCAAACAGCACCGCGACGAGGATGTGGCTACCCATGACGGTCACCCGCATGAGATTGGGATCCATTTCGCTCATGGGGCCAACATCGACCGAGTAGCCAGGTGAGTCGCGCATCGCTTCGAAAGCGCTCACGGCCTCGGCGAAGGTATCCCCACGAGTGCAGCTGTGTTCGATGCGGAACCGCCAAGTCTTCACGACTTCTCGAACCTTTCCGGTGGGCAAGCGATGTGGATGAGAGGTGATTCAACGGCGGGAGTGGGGTGGGACTTGGGGGAAACGAACGTGTTCACGCTCTCTTGCATGGAGAGCTTCGCAAGTTCCTTGAGCTTGTCAGCGTCCGCAACCCCGAGCTTGCGCCGAATGGAGTCAAGCTCGTCGATGAGGGCAGCTTGTCCGGCCTGGAACTCGGTCCCCATGCGAAACCAGAGTTTGTACCAGTAGTCCCGCTCCATCTGCGTCTTGTCGATAACCTTTCGCAGGGAGGTTTCGACCCGCTCGGCTTCCTTCAGCCGCTCTTTGAGCAGGGCAATCTCCCGGAGCCGTTCATCCAGACCATCGAAGCGCCCCGCAAGGGACAACACCGCAAGCATCACGCGGTCGATCATGGTGTTTTCTCCTCTCGGACCTCTTCACCCTCTGGCTCAGGCGTATCCGATGGCTCTTGTTTGGCCTGTGCTTGGGCCTGCACGAACCTGTTCATGTACGCCCAGGTGTCCGATAGAAATCTTTTCCCCTTGCCGGAAGCGAGCGGAAGATCCTTCGTCGCGGGACAGACGCGAATGGATTCGACGAGACGCTTGACGTCGATCGTCTGAAGCAGCTGTACGATGACATCAGGCGGGTAGTTCGCACAGAAAGACTGCCCAAGGGCCTCAGAACTCGCCCCCTGTGTGAGCGCAAGGTTCATCTGTTCGAGGAAGGACTTCACGTCGCTGGGCGACATCGGAAGCCAAGAAAACGCGCTCCAGTCTTCTGTTTGGCCGGCGGCCGGCGGCATCGCCTGGGGGGAGGGAGCCGGCGAAGGGGCGGCGGAAGCTGGCCTTGGGGATGGGGCTGGCCTGGCTGAAGTGGGCTGGCGAGGTTGCGCTGCCATGGGCTGCGGCTGCTGCTGCGGCATGGGCTGCGCTTCGAAAGCGGGCTGGTCGTAGTCGTAACCGGGACCTTCCGGGGTGAAGGGGCGTGGAGCGCCCACCTTCTGCGAAACGTCTCCCTCGTGGCTCGCAGCAGGAAGCTCGTCGAACGCGCTCGAACGAAGCCGAGGCCCGTCGGCATCCGAGAAGGTCACCCGGGCCTTGGTCCTCCCTGGCAAGCCGGACCGCCTCATGGCAGGTGGCATCTGCATGGCCCGCCTGGCAGGTGCCGCTGGCGGCAACGCTTGTTGGCGGCTGGTTTCCCGAGCTGCCTTGATGCCTTCCGCAGCCTTCGGAATGAGCTTGGCCCCCTCCGACACGAGAACGCCTGCGACTTGCTGCGCCACCGGAGAGTTCCACCACTTGGTCTCCCCGGTCTCCTTCTCGTCGTCGTCGTCGTCTCGACCGGCGAGGTCACCGAGCGCCTCCATCGTCTCCTTGTGCTCTCGAACCTGCTCGAGAAGGGGCTTGTTTTTCTCGGACTCGTACTGGGAGAGCAGACGTGCCTTCTCCGAAAGTTCCGCCTTGACCTTGGCAAGTTCGCTGGTGACCGCTCGCATCTCGATCGCGTGAGCTTGCTCGGCCGCCGCGCGACTCGTCGTCTGCACGGACTCGTTCATTCGGACTTCCCGATCCTGCATCTCTCGCAGGTTCTGAAGTTGCATGTTGAACGTGGCGGTCAACTCTTCGACACGTTTGCTGTGCTCGCGATCGTGCATGTCGAGGACGCGTTGCATGTCCTCCCGAACGCGCGCCTCTCTCCGGTCAGCCTCGTTTCGCCAGTCGTTTTCCCGAGAGGTGAGCTGGTGCTCGAGGTCCTTTGACCTTTGCTCCGCGATGCGAATGC